GGAATGTGCCGTCGATCGGGCTGGTGGTGACGACGTCTAGCGGCGCGCCGGTCGCGCTCTGGCAGTGCAGCGCCGCTGCCGACACGCCGTCCCCGTTGAGGATGAGGATCGAGAAGAGGATTGCCGTGGCCGGCACGACCGTCCAGTTCAGCTGGACGCCATCGGTCACCCACGCAGAGAAGACTGCCTCCGCGATGACCACGCCAGTGCTCGCCGAGTACACTCGGATGACAGCCGCGTCCGTCCCGCCGTGCTTCGCGACGGTTGTGCTCACGCCGGTCCGCGACCAAGTGTGCCCGCACCTGTGCTGCGACCCGTCGGTGATGCCCCAAGACCCGCTGGCGCCGTTGGTGTTTTTGGTGCCGGCGACTTGCCCGTGGCTGGCAATGCATACCGCCGCCACCGGCGTCCCAAATCCGGCGACTGCGTACGACTGATTCCCGGTGGCGGCGGGTGTCGCCCCGTCGATCGTTCGGCCGTAGATCTCGATGGCCACGGACCGCCCTCTAGGGGAGAGTGTCCCCTACCAGCGCGGCCGACTCTTGGAGAAGCGCGAGCATCTCCGCCTCTCGCGGGTCGCTCGTGCCGATGAGGTTCGTCAGCTCCAGCGGGTCGGCCTCCGTGTCGAACATCAGCCACCCGCTCGGTGAGCCTTCCGAGACCGCGTACTTCACCCCGTCGTCCCGCACCACCATTCGCCACGGCCCGTCGAGCGTCTCGTCGGCGAGATAGTGCTGGACGTACAGGGAGCCCGGCACGTGCTTGAAGCCGTGCAGCGACGGCGGCGCCTCGATGCCGGCCCGGTCGAGGATCAGCACCTTGAAGTCCACCGTGCCGAACAGCGCGTCGCTGACGGCCGGCTCAGCGCCCGGCTCGCGAATGATCAGCGGCACGCGAGTCGCCTCTTCGTAGGGCGTCCGCTTCTGCTGGTTGACGGCGAGGAGCCCGTGCGCCCCGACGTGAGCGCCGTGGTCCGATGTGAAGATCACGATCGTCTCGTCGTCCAGGCCGAGCGACTCGAGGTGATCGAGCACTTGCCCGACGGCGTCGTCGAGGGAGTGCACCATGGAGTAGTAGCTGGCGAGGTCGGCCGACGCCTGGGTCTGCGCGCCCGCCGGGACGTTTCCCGGCACCGGCACGTCGCCGGAGTCGAAGACGTCCCACTGCGTCCCCTCGACGTCCGCGTACGGAGTGTGCGGCTGCTCGAGGTTCAGCATCAGGTAGAACGGCTGCCCGCTGATCGCCGCGTAGTCGAGCTGCGCCTTCGCCAGGTCGACGTACTTCTGCGGCCTCCACTGACCTGCGGGGAGCGGCGACGAGCTGCCGTTGGCGTAGTACTGGCTTAGCACGAGCTCGTGCTTCTGCTCGTGCCCGGCCTGGTAGTCCAGTCCGCCGAGGATGGCGGTCGGCACCACCTCCTTGTTGGAGAGCTGCAAACTTACCGGCGTCTTGTGCCACTTGCCGATCTCCGCCGTGCGCCACCCGGCATCGTGTAGCATGTCGTACGTGGTGCGGTCGACGGGGTGCAACTTGTTGAGATTCGGGCACGCGTGCGTCAGCTTCCCCACGTCGAACGACGTCCGGTGAGCAGAGCACACAGGGATGCTGTACGCCTTCACGTACCTCACCCCCTCCGCCGCCAGCGCGTCGATGTTCGGAGTTAGCGCCACGGCGTCGCCGTAGCAGCCGAGGGCGGAGGCCCGCAGCTGATCGGCCCTGATGACGAGGAAGCTCAGGTCAGCAGCCTGCCCCGAGTCCGCACACTCGAGCGGCGTCAGCAGGGCCAGAACGATCGCGGCCCGAGTAATCTCTCGCAGCATGTCAGGACTCCGGCATCTTGATGGTGAGGGACTGGACCTCGATGAGCGCGTTCGCCACGAACGACGTCGTGGCGACGATGATCTCCGTGCCGGACGTCCCGACCGTGTGCTGGTGCCGCGGCACGTTGCCTCGGTCCAGCGTCCTGGCGAAGGTGCACGTCCCGGTCGCATCTGCGGCCAGGTCGTCGGCGATCGCGGCTGCCGTCGCCGTCGCGCCGGGATTGGAGTCGACCGCGGCGCCGTACGCCGGGTTGCTCATGACGAGCTGCGCCAGCACAGTGTTCCCGGACAGTGCCGCGTCGACGTTGATCGGCGGCGTGCCGGAGTAGAACACCAGAGTGGCGCTCGGGTTGGTGGACCCCAGGTCGGCCGAGTCGGCCGCGGCGTCGCACATAATGATCGCGGTCTGATTGGAAACTGACACCATGGCTACTGCTCCTCCTGCACATTGAGCCCCAGCTTCGCTCGGTCTCTCACCCGCCTGCGCTCCAGCTCTCGCTCCGCCTCGGCCGCAGCCGCGTCGCGCTTGGCGTCGCGCAGAGCGACGTCGAGCTTCGTGCGACTCACCAGCAGTCGTCGGTAGTGCTCCTGCGGCGACTCTCCCTTCAGTCTCTCAAGCTCGATGTTCATGGTCTCTCTTTCTTCATGTGGGGCTACGGGACAAGCTGCGCAGCGATGCGCATCTGAGCCAAGAGTGCGTTGAGCTTCACCGTCAGTTCGGCGAAGTTGTCGTTGATGGTGGCGTCGGCGCCGGAGCCGCTCACGGCGACCACCGACCCGTTCGCCGTCCCGCCGGTGGTGTTGGTGAGGTCCGGCACGGCCGTGATGATTCGCCGCGGGATCATCTGCCACAGCGTGCCGTTGCTGAAGGCGAGGACCCAGCCGATGCTGCCGCCCTCGTTGGCGAACGAGAGTGATCTGTCGTTCTGGTTGGCGGCGGCTAGCGTCGCGATGGCCCCAGGCACCTCAGGAATCGGAATCGGAGTCAGCTCCGCCTTATCGTAGTTCGCGTTGATGTCAGCGTCCCACGACTGGGCCCCGGCCACGATCCTTGTGTACGTCTTCTTCGTCATTGGCGTCTTTGCCTACGGGTACTTCGTCATTGTGATCTCGAGCTGGCCACTAGACAAGCCGCCGCTGAGCTGCTCCACTGACACCTTATAGCTCGTCGCGCCGGCCGGAAAGTCCACCAGAAACATAGCCTGCGTGTAGTCGAACGTGTCGGCAGTCAGTCCAGCCACGGTGCGGATCGTCGTGCCTCCGCTGTTCTTGATGCGCACAGTAAAGTTGCCGACGACCGGAGCGACGCCCGTCGCCGCGCCCGCATTCTGCATCCCGGCCCCGGTCCCCGGCACCGAGTTCGACAGGTACTGCCACTTGAAGGTGATCGTGCCCGGCGTCAAGTTCAGGTAGCCGAAGTCCTGCGCCGCGTTGATGAGCTGAGCGAGCGGCATCGGCGTGACGCCCTTGCCGCGCAGCGTGACGAACGCGGGGAAGAGGGACGCCAGCGACAGCGACTCCCCGGTGAACGCCTGCGACTTCACGTAGAGCGGGGCGGCCGGCTGCAGAAGCGGGTCGGCGATGGTCAGCACGTCCGACTGCTCGAAGATGAAGACTTTGTCGCCGGCCGCGAACGCCGCCCTCCGCGTGTCATAGCGCTGGCGGATGACGCCGTCGAGGCGGTACGTCGTGCCGCTGATCGCCGTCACCTTCTGCAGAAACGTGATCTCAACAACGCCGGCCGCGCTGACGAATACGCAGAGCTGTCGCCCGAGCCGCCAGTTCACGGGATCGGCCGACAGGTCGAGCACTTCGCTGATGTCCGGGCCGAGCGCCGCGAACGTTGGCCCCTGGGTCGCGACGTAGTCGCCGGTGGCGGACAGCGGGTCGATGAGAGTGCCGCCAGTGACGATCCCCAGGTGCTGGCCTGCGTTCACATACGACACGTTGTCCGCCGATATCCAGATGTTGGCTCCGGCGATCTGAGAGTGCGCCCTTATTCGAGGCACGATGAGCTGAACCTGACCGGACCCGCCGACGAACTCCGGCACCTCGATCGGCCAGAACAGGAGGTCGGGCTCGACGGCCTCCAGCGCAACGGTGCCGGTCCCGGTCTCCGTCGCCTGCGAGCCGCTCGCCGCGGCACCGATGAAGTCGATGCTGGCCTTCAGCTTCACCCGGCCGGTCTTGGCGTCAGTCTGGGACTCGAGGCAGCGCAGCCTGTCGTCGAAGTCGTCGGCCTCGAACGCCATCCCGGGGTAAATGAGCCTCACCTCCCGCGCGCCGACGACCTCCACCGTCCCGGCGCCGGCCAGGTCCTCCTGCCCACGGCGCTCCACCGCGGCGGCGGCCGTGTCGTAGTGCGTGATGGTGTCCATCCGCACCGGCCTGGCCTTGGGGTTGTTGCTCTCCACCACCTTCCCGTCATCGTCGAGAGTGATGGTGTTGTCTCGCCAGTCCCTGGCAGCGTCGCTGAACTTCCAGACGGTGTGCGTCACCTCGCTCGGCCCGAGGCGCATGCGACGCCGCGGCTTGGGCGGCAGGATGGCGTCGGCCGGGACGACGGGGACGACGGCGTCGTCTCGCAGCCCCAAGAACGTCAGCTTCCCGTCGATGAGCGGGGCCAGCACGCTGAACTCCTGGAGGATCGAGGCGATCGCGGCCAGCGCCTCCCCGCCCTTCTCTGCGAACACGTGGCAGCGCGCGCCCTCGGCGTGGAGCAGCTCGCCGAGCCGCTCCAGCGAGTCCACGTCCACTCGCTCGATCTGGGAGTTGCTGGTCCCCACCCCTAACCCGATCCCGAGCGGGTACGGCTGCAGCAAAATCTGCGCCAGCGCGTGTGCCGGGTTGGCGCCGCCATCCGGCAGCGTGTCGTACTTCTCGATCGTGCCGGCGTTGTTCATCACCGGCACCGGCTGGCCTAGGAAGATGGTCGTCTCATCAATGACGGTCGGGTAGCCGCCGGGGTTGTACACGGAGTTGAAGATGAGGTAGTCCCCGTCCGGGGCGGAGTTTCCCGACAGGAAGAGGTACTCACCGGCCTTGTACCTCTTCGACCGGTCGCCGTCCACGACTATCTTGGCCGTCCCGATCTCCCCCGGCGTGCCGGTCTTCACAGGGTCCGTCTTCCCGCTCAGCGTCTTAGTGTCCTCGATCCACGGCGGCGACCCGGTCAGGGTGGAGATCGGCCTGCACTCGATGTCGTAGTCGTACAGCGCCCACCGAGGCACGGTCCCCAGCCGCGCCTTGTTCCACTCGACGTAGCTGAGGAACGGCCAGCGGCTGCCCACCCCGAGCCGCGACGGGTCGCCGAGGAACGTGTTGACCGGCTGGTCCGGGTGGCCCCAGTACATGGAGAAGATGCCGGGCTGCCCCAGGTCGAAGCTCGTCCCGCTCGGCGACGAGTCCGGAGTCAGCGTCCCGGAGAAGATCTCCTTGCCGTCCTTCCTGATCTTGTGCAGCCGCGTGCTCGGGGTGCAGACGAGCTGGTGCCAGCCCGCCTCGTACCACACCGTCTGCTCCGCGCTGCTGCCGAGCCCCTTCCCTCCACCGCTGACTGCCTCCTTCTCCGACGACCGATTCCCGGCCCAGCCGAAGACGACTCCGACGCGGCGGCGGCCGATGAGGTACGGCACGAACGTGCCGCGCGTCGCGACCGTCGTCGGCTTGTCGTCCCTCGCGGTCGTGTCGTCCTTCGGCCCGGCTAAGCGATTGGCCAGGTAGTTGAGCGCGAAGCTCGCCGCCATCAGTGCGACTTCTACTCCCACCGGCGCCAATCCCCTCTGCGCAGGTCGCGATACACTCCGTGCACCACCTGCAGCTGACTGTTCAGCGCCAGGCCGCTCCGAGTCACCTCTCTGCTGTTGGTCTGCCAGAGCTCCCCGCGGCGCCAGCCGGCGATCATCGAGTGCCCCGGCCCTCCGCCAGCCGGGCCCGTGATGACGAAGTCCCCGGGCTGGCACACCCCGCCGGCGACTTTGACGAGCGGCGCGTACAGCCGGAGCAGCTCACGCATCGTGCGCTCTGCCCCGACCCGGTCGTGCATCGCGGCGTCGTGCGGAAGCGCGTCGTACGACGTCCGCTCGTCGCCCCGCAGCTCGTCGCAGATCGCGCCCACGAACCTGGTGCAGTCCACGCCGGACTGCTTCGCGCACTGGCCGGCCGCGTACTGCGTGCCCTCCCACGACTCCAGCACCGCGCGGAGCGCGGCCAGGATGCGGGCCTGCTCTTCTGCTGTGAGGCCGGGCTCGTGAAACGGCTCCCAGATCAGGGCTTTGTAAGCTACGACACTCATGGGCTCACGGCGCCTCGAATGTCGGGCTCCACGCGGGGATGCCGACCCCGTTACCCATGAAGCGATCCAGGTTGTTGAATACCGTCAGGCACGTGGTGTGCAGCTTGTCGTCCCCCGCGACTGCCGACACTGCCGCCGACAGCCACGCCGTTGGCGGCCTGCGCACCAGGTGGAAGATAGTCGGGGCAGTATCGACCCAGTCGCGAATCTTGATTCTCAGGCCGTCTTTCTTGAGCCACCCTTGATTGTAGTACGTCACAGTGGACGCGACGGCGAGGCCAGTGACGGCCACAGTCTTCCCCGTGATGGACAGCACCGTCCCTCCGGTGTCCTCGAAGTCCGCCTCGAATAGGCCGCACGCGAAGCCGAAAGTGTTCCAGCCGCACTGCGAGTTCGCCGCGATCCCCATCGATGTGCGCAGTTCAGACTTGACGGACCGCGCGATGACGAGCGTCTGGCCATCGACGTCCTTGTGGTTTTCGTCCACTTCAGTCAGCGTGCCGACAAAGACGATCCGCGGCTCCGGCGATACCTCGTCCGCGCCGAGCAGCTCGATCACGCTCACCTCGACGTCGGCGTGCGCCTCTCTCGCCAGATCTGCGAAGAGCGGGTCGACGTCAGTCGGCACGAGGATCTCGAGCGCCTTCTCCTCGAGCCCGCCGCTGTTGACGGGCAGCTTCACCTCGATGCGCGGGTCAGACAGGAACAAGTCTCCCTGGAACGGGAAGTCGGCCGTCCAGTCGGTGAGGCGGACCGGCGTCTCGGGCGCGGCGGGGTCGCCCCACGAGAACTCGAGAAGGTAGACCGCCGTCTTGTGGGATCGCTGGAGCTGCGTCACGTCGGCGCGCTCCAGACTCCGCCGTAGACGGCAGTCAAGTACGCGCCGACCACGTCCATCTCAGCCAGCGTCAGTGCCCGGCGGAATACTATGGCGGCGTTGTAGCCGGAGTTGTGGAGGTACGCGTCATTCCGCTCAGCCAGCCCGAACTGCGCCGTCACCTGCAGCCACTTATTGACGGCCGCATACACCGTCCCGTAGCCGGTCTGATCCATGGTGTTGGAAGGCAGCGTCGCCGGTGCGGAGGCCGCGGTGCCGATCGCCGCGCCTCCGTCCACCCACACCTTCGACGACACGCCCGGCTCGATGCGCAGCACGCACGTGCTCGGCCTCCCCACGTTGAGCTCCATGCCGGTGATGTTGAGCGGCGCGCTCACGACGCCGGCCGTCTGGTAGATGTCCACCTTGAACGACGCAGCTCCGCCGCTGTTGCTCCACTCCAGCATCTCGCCGCCCGGAGTAGACGCCGCGAATTGAACGAAGACGTGCGGCTGGTTGTAGCCGGCCTTCGGCGACAGGCGGTGGATGAACAGCGTGAAGCCGAGCGTCGGATCCCAGATGGTCGCCGGCGCTGGTTTGAAGAAGCGGAAGCCGGAGCCCCTGCCACTGTTCGTGTAGATGGTGGGGCGAGCGTTGTTTCGCTCCGCGTCGTCGTAGCGCTGGCAGACGTTGAAGATGTTCGTCTGCCCTGGGCACTGCAGGTGCGCCTTCCCGCCGAGCAGCGTCGGGTCATTGATGAACTCAAAGTCCCGATCGCGCACGTCGTAGAGGTAGCAGCACATGTAGTCGAAGCGCGGCCCGGGCTCGTGCGGCGAGTCGAGCGGCTGCGGCAGCAGCGGATCCTCTCGGAAGTCGAAGGCGTTCGAGCTGACGTCGAACCAGTGCTCGAGGTCCGGGATCGACCACGGCCCCTCGATCGGCTCGGCAGGCACCTCGAGGTTCGCGATCTCGACGTCGTCCTCCGATAGCAGGTCCTCGGCCCGCCACGAGATGGTGGAGTGCTCGGTGGTCTCCCACTCCTCCTTCACTGCGTCGGATGAGTTGCGCACTAGGTGCGCCGACGTCACCTTGCGCACGTCGGCGAGCACCACCGCGGCGATCGGCTCCGCGAAGTCAATCCGCCACGTGCCGCCGAGGTCGGTGATGGCCAGGATCTCCGCGAGGTGGGCCAGGCCGCTGCGCTCGACGACGGCGACGTAGTCGAAGAACGCCTGCGCGTCGGCGATGTTCCCGAACTCCGTGACCGTGACGTCGTTCTGGGTGATCGCCACCGGCTCCCACAGCGCCTCGTGAGCCACCAGATAGTACGGCTCCTTTCGCCCCTTGTGTCGGTCGAAGAACTGGAGGGCTCGCCAGTGGGTGGCTCGCTCAATCGACTGGATGTTGATTGTGTGCACCAGTTGCGGACGCGAGCCGCGAAGCGCGATGATCTCAGCCAGCCCGGCCGTCGACCTGTCTGCGCTGCGAACCACCGACGTCTTCAGCTCAGCGGCCCAGTCCACCCTGACATCGAAGACGTTCAGGCCGCGAAAGCGCTGAAACTGTTCAGTGTTGTGCACGCCGATCGACGCGGGGAGCGCCGACTTGCCGGCCACCTCCATCGCCCGCAGGCGGATGACGACGTGCTGGTCGGTGATGAACGACGCCTCGGCGTTCACTTGCACCTCAGAGTCCATCGTGGGGTACACCCTGGAGTTGACCGGGTACGAGCCTGTCAGCGCCGATGCCAGCGTCAGCTGGCCTGGCAGAATCGTCGCGATCAGCGCGTACTCCGAAGTCGCCGGCATTCCCTCCGAGTCCCACGAGTGGATAAGGATGCGCCCGCCGACGTGGAAGCGCCGGTACGTCGTATCGCAGAACACATTGAGGCCGCTCGACGTCGTCGTCACCTTGGTCGAGTCCGAGTACACCGGAACGGGGAGTCGCTCGTCGGCCGCCCGGATGAGGTGCACGAACATCGTCGCGCTCTCCTTGTGGCGGATCCCGGTGAGCGTCACCTCCATCATGCGGCGCGGCCGATCGCAGTGGCCCCTCCTCTCCTCGGCCAACGACTGGCGAGCCTTCACCACATCGGTGGTCCACGCACCCTCGATGGTGATGCGGTCTGCCCAGTTGGGGCGGAACACCGTCGGCAAGGTTCCAGGGAGCGCCAGCGGGACCACTTGCGAGGTGGGGTTTCGCGCGACCACCGTCGCGAACTGCCTGGTGACTCGCTGAGCCACGCTTACGTCACCCTCTCGTAGCCGAACTGCGCCCGGTCTGACACAAGCCAGTCGTCGCCGGTGACCGGGTTCCTCTCCCACACCTGTCGCACCGGCGCGTACGTCTGCGCAGTCAGACTGACAGTGGCTCCTGCCGCGTTGGCCAGCAGGTTTGGGTCCCGGAACAGCTGCCTTAGCGACGTCGTGCCGGCCGCGTCGTTGCGCGCCCTGGCCCGCAGCACGACGCCGATGATCTGTCCGGCGACGTACGCCAGGTCGGAGTACCCGACCAGGTCGACGTCAGTCGCGACGGCGCTGGAGTTGTACGACGAGTCTTCGTCGGCGACGAGTGCGTCGTCGATGTTCTCATAATTCTGGCCGGCCAGCGGGACCCAGTCATCCTCGAAGCCGACGGCGTCCGGCACTCGGTCCTCGAGGATGACATCGCCCTGGAAGTCCGTGCGCTCTCCGGCGAGACCGTCTAGCACCAGAATGTCCTTGATTTGCGTGTACGTTCCGGCGATCGCCGAGGTGTCGAGCGTCCAGGTGACGCGGTCCGCCTTCTTGTTGCCGCTCGCAGATGTGGAGACTCCGGTCGCCGACACGTTAGTGACGCCGTTCAGCCGGATCTCCCACGCGCCCGTCGTCGTGTTGCTGAGCTTGACGTAGATCTCGACGTATACAGTCACGTTTGGCGGCAGGTCGGAGCTGACTGCCCCGCCGATGGCGGACCCGCTGTTGCGAAGCAGCTGGATGTTCAGACTGGTGGCCCCGACGTTCGACCGCAGCCGCACCTGAAACTGCTCGGTGACCCCGTCAAAGAGCTGGCACAGGATGTGGGTCGCGTTGCTCGAGTTCTCGTCGGCCTTCAGTCTGAACCCAATGAAGTACTCGTCACTCGCATTCGGCTCGGCGAACAGGTCCGTCCACGTCGTCGCCGTCTCGGACTGCGTGTGCTTGATGGCGAAGCCGCGAACGTCGCCTGCGACCCACGACGTGGCGGCGCTGGTGACGACGCTCGAGTACACCTGCCCCAGCGCCGTCGTCGTCCGGATCGAGTCCCAGCTCTCGCAGTGCTGGATCACCGGCGCACCCGCCTATCCTTGATGGCGTCGATGGCGTCGCTGTTGCGCTCGAACGCTCGCACGAAGGCCTGGTCCCCGCCGGCGAAGAACTTGTCGGCGTCTCGCTCGCCGCTCAGGATGACGCTCATGCCGACTCCGCCCGACCGGTCGTCGACGCCGATGCGAGCGGCTCCGCCCTGCTGGAACGCGCCGGACACGTTGACGCCGGAGGCTCCGCCGAAGTTCTTCAGCAGCGACATCAGCAGCTCTCGCGGGATCATGCGCTGGTTGATGGCCCGCATGATTCGGTCGCCGTAGTAGTCGGTGGACTGCCGGCGCACGACGTACTCGCCGCGCGTCAGCTTCGCCGGGATGACGTCTCTCCCCTCGGGGCCGCGCACGCGGCCGCCCTCGTCGAACCCGAAGCCGCCGCCTCCGCCGAAGCCGCCCCCGCCGGTCGGGACTCCGAACGCGCCGGCTAGGGCGTTGAAGACCACCATGCGGGCGATCATCTGCGCGATCTGCTTCAGGAAGTCGGCGGCGAAGGCGCGAAGCGCGTCTCCGCCCTCCAGGAACGCGGTCACGATGCCATCACCGAGACCGCCCACCAGTGTCGCGCCCAGCTGCGCGGCGCTCGCGTCGAGATCGCCCATCTGGGCCAGCACGTCCGACGCGCCGGCGGCGAAGGCGTCGGTGAAGCGCTGCACACTGAAGACGCCCTCCTCTAGGGACGGCATCAGCGGCTCACCGAGCTCCAGCTTCAGCTTCTCGACGACGCCGAGAAGCTCGGGGAACTTTCCCAGCAGCTCGTCAAGCGTGACTCCGGCCGCGAACAGCTCGGCGTTGAACTCCCCGGCCGCCTCCGGCGTCAGGATCTTCTCACCGTCGCTCTGCAGCTCCTGCAGCTTGGCCCGAAGCTCGGCGATTCTTCGCACCTCATCCTGCGCCAGCGCCACCCGCGCCTGCAGCTGCTCGTCGGTGACGGCACCGATCTCGGCGAGGATGACTTGCTCCTGGAGGCGCAGCTCGAGCAGCTTCTCCAGCTCAGCGCGCACGTCGGCCTGGGCGCCACCCTGGTCTCTGAGCGTCTGAATCTGCTGCTCGGTGACGACAATCTCGGCCTGCCTGTCGGCCAGAGACTTCTGCAGGCTCTCCAGCTCGATGGCCTCGCGCTCGCGCACGAAGTCGGTGACCGCGATCAGCTCGGCGTCGAGCAGGATCTGCAGCTCCACAAGCCTGCTCTGCCGCGCCTGCTGGACCGCCTGCGCCCCGGCCCCGGACTGCACCGCGACGAGTTGCGCCTCGAGCGCCTCGATGTCGTCCGCGATCTTGCTCAGTCGCTCACGCTCCGCGGCTGCGCCCTTGTCGGCTTCTTCGTCGAACTGCTCGAGCCTGGCCTGACTGCGCTGGATGACGCGCGCGGTGAACTCGGCGTCGAGCTCATCGATGCGATTGAAGCCGTCCGCCCACTTCTCCTGGATGTCCGCAGCGGCGTCAGAGAAGGAGTTGGTGACCAGGTCCAGCCCCTCGTCCACCAGGCCCGGCAGGTTCTCAAGCCCCTCGTCAAGCAGGGTGAAGTCAGCCGGCACGAAGGACGCGAGGTTCGTACGGATGGCGTTCGCGGCCTCTTCGCTGATCCCCGGCAGCTTCGCCAGCCCGTCGGCGATGCTGCTCGTGAGCGCGTCGAACTTCCCGGCGACGAACCGGATGGCTTTCAAAAACAGATCTACCACGAAGTCGATCTGCGTCGCCGCCAGCAAGGCGAGCGACGCGATGGGCACCTGGATGGCGCCGAGGACCGTCTTGCCGAGAGCCTTGACGCCCTGCACGATCGGGTTGATGGCCGCGACGTCGGCGATGATCGCGATCTTCTTGATCGCGGTGACGATCGAGTCGATGACGTCCTCAACCTCGAGCGACCCGTCCTGGATGGCTCGGAACACCTCGGCCACGTCGTCCGCGACGCCGCCAATGCCAGTCCTCGCATCATCGATCGCCGCTTGCGTCTCAGGAATCTCGTCCGCGATGGCGCGCAAGAAGCCGAGGATGATCCCCACCTTAGCAGCGATGATCGTCACCGGAATGACGATGGCGGCCACCTTCAGCGCAGCGAGGCCGGCGCCGACAGCCGCGATTGTAGGCACAAGGCGGCCCAGCACCTCCGCGAGCTGCTCCAGCGCCCTGGCGAACCCGCGCGCCTCCTCTGAGTCGGCGCCGGCGATGAAGTCGCGGATGCCCTGACTCAGCCCCTCGAGAAACGCGGCCCTGATCGGGGCCAGCACGAGACCGATGACCTCCAGCGAGTCGCCGATCTCATTGAGCTCCTGCGCGGCGCGGCCGAAGTCGTTCTCGGCCAGCGCCTCAGCGTTGCCGGCAAACTTCTGACGCAGGAGCTCGAGGCCGTCAGCGGCCAAGCGACCCTCCTCTTCAAGCTGCCGCAGCTCCGGAACGCGCTGCGCGAGCCGGCCTGCCAGATTGGAATCGAACCCGGCGACGGTCTTCGCCACCTCCTCGAAGCCGACGTCCAGCGCGGCGGAGGTGTCGACCACGGCGAGGAGCGCGTCGTCGAGTTTGTCGACGCTCACGCCCATGTTGACGAGCAGCGTCGCCGTCTTGACGAACTGCTCGTCGTCGATGGTGGTGCGAGACTGCAGCTGCCCGGCAAGCCCGAGGATCCGCTCCAACTCCTCGCGCCGACCCTTGACCGCCTGCAGCAGCAGCCGCTCCGCATTGACGGCCTCCTCCGCCGCCTGCAGAGCCTTCTTGGCGCCTTGGACTGAAGCGAATCCGGCGACGAACGCCCCGACCTGAGAAGTGAGCGGCCCCAGCGCCTTCGAGAGGTTGGCTACGTCACTGCGCATCCCCCCGAGGAAGCGCGTCACTGCCCTCCCCGGCCCACTCACCTGATCGATGAGCTGCGCCAGGATCGTCACTTGCTGGTCTGCCACGTCTCCTCAGCTTCTCAGTCGCGCGCTCCGCGCCCTTGGCCACCTTCTTCGAGAATGCCGACCCGATCGCCAGCTGCATCACTTCGATGAGCTGCGCGGTAGCGGCGTCCCACCGCCTCGCGCACCGCTCGCCCCAGAACCTCAGCTGAGCGACGCTCCACCCATCGTACGGGAACCCCGGCTGCCTCCTCTCTAGGATGTCTCGGCGACTGTGACCCGAGGCGATGCACGCTTGGACAATGTCGCCAACATCGAGGACGATTCCGCGTCTAGGTTCCGGAACCTCTCCAGCGCGCTCTTCACCGCCTCCGCCCAAGGGCGGATCTTCTCTGCCCCCTCGAAAGATTGCTTGATCCACGCATCCGCGATTGGCGGCAGGCACCAGTGCGGAAGCCTGTCGAACTCGACGCCGGCCGGCAGCACTGTGCACGCCTCAATGAGGTCGATGAACTCCGCCACGGCCACGGGAGCGATGACCTTCGCCACCTCCGCTCCGTACTGCTCGTTCGACGAGCCGTCTCGCCTCGGGACGCTCAGCGCCAGCAGCACCATCCGCTGCAGCTTCGCATTGAACCGCTTTAGGTGCGCGATCCCGATGGCGTGCACGACGGCGCGCATCCCGGTGTCGCCGAGCTCAACGCTCTGCCCCGGAAACAGTCCGGCCATCACGTCTTCGCCGTTGTCCTTGTCCGGCATCCTCGGTCCTTTCTCTGCTCAGGTCCAGCGAGGCCCGCCGCCGGACACTCCGGATCGGCGGGCCCCTAGGGAGAAGTGTGCTCAGCCGACCGCTAGGAGCTGGTCGGCAGCGCGCCCTTGATCGCGATCAGGCGACCGGCCGGGACCAGCGCCGTGACGTCGCCGATGATGGTGACGGTCAGCACCATGTTGCTGAAGTCGTCGATGCTGAAGTTGGACGCGCTGGGCGTGATCGACACCTGCGCTTCCCGGACCGTCTGGTTGGCGTTGTTTCCGCGCCCCCAGTAGATCCACGCCGTGCCCTTGATGGTGCCGCCCAACGTCTGCGGCTGCAGCAACCGGTCACCGGTGATAGCCGCCTTCGAGAAGACGTACGTCAGGTTCCCGTCGGCCACGATCGCCCCGCCCTCGATGAGGCGCACCACGCCGCGGTCGAGCGAGTACACGTCCCAGTCGACGTCCTGCTTGTACACCGTCCCGGTGTCCGTCGCGTTCTTGTATGTGATGGACCCGGTGATGGCCACCTCCGACGCGGCCGGCGTCTCGTTCACGGTGATCGCACTCGAGGACGTGAAGACGACCGACACCACCGTGTAGGTGCGCGAGTTGAGGATGTTCGCCAGGCCGAGGGCGTTGACGACGAAGGCCTCGCCCACTGCCAGGTGCGTCGTCAAGTCGCCCGTCGCGGTGATCACCTTGGTGGTGGCGTTGATGGCCGTGATGGTGCTGGTGGTCAGCACACCAGCCGACACTGGCGCGGAGAGGACACCGGCAATCGTGCTGAGCATGAACAGCGGCGTCGCGAGGGCGTCGTTGTCGACCATCTTCACCAGCCTCCCCGCGTGGGAGTAGGTGGTGACGATCTCCTCAGCGGCCGTCTGGGTGTAGGCGGTCGCCTCCTCTGCCTGGAAGAGGAGCGCCAGGTTCGTCATGCTGATGTTGTTGCACGTGATGTCGTACGCCTCATTGATGGAGACGACCGACTCGTCGACGACGGTTTTGACGCCGCCGTCGCCGTCCTCGAGCTCGAGCTTCTCGATCTCGAACGCCGGATTGGCCGTCTCGATGACGCCGAGGTCCACGAGAGGCTGCACCACGCCGCCAGTCGGCGTCTCTTTTTGGAAGTGAAGTCGGGACCCCACCACCCAGAAGTCCTGGAAACCGACGACTGACATGTATTCGCTCCTTGTCCTAGACCACTACGAAGAACGTGATCACGACCCCCTGCACGCGAAGGGCCGTGTCGTGAAACTCCACGCCGCGAGAGGTCCTAGCGTCAAACCTCAGCACCACGGCATCTTGGTTGGCGTCGAGCGCCTTGATGACCAGCTGGAGCGCGCGCTCCGCGTCCTCGGTCAGCTCGTCCAGCAAGCCGTCATCAATCTCCGGCTGCTCCAGGTCGTCGGGCATCCGCGCCGCAACCTCGAGCGACACGCGCATCTCCTGGAACCCGTTGTCGTCCGCAAAGGAGAAGTCGTCCACCACCAGCGCGATGGCGAAGGGGTGCGTGTCGAAGGGGAACGTCGACCAGTTGATGACGCCGCGCTTGACAAAGTATCGGCCGTTGCGCGCGGCCTCGCACTCAGCCTTCAGCTTCTGAAGAAAGACAGCTCGAGAGCTCACGCCGCCTGCCCTCCCCGCACCAGGTCAGCGAGCAGCTCGGCCAGCTCCTTCGAGAGCATCGGCAGATACGACCGGAACCCGTCGCGGAGATAGTACTTCGGCTCGAGGTCCACCTTCGCCACCAGCAGGTACGCGACCTTGGCGCGGTCGAAGCCGAACTCGATGCCGATGTCGTACTCACGGTCGGAGTAGAGCCCGCCGATGGCACCCTGGCTGACCCCGCTGTCCCTGAACGGGACGAAGTGCAGCTCACCGGGAAACCCTCGCGGCCCGCCGAAGCGATCCACTCCGGCCGGCGTCACGGCCTCCGGAGCCTGCGGGATGGCCAGCGCCCTCGCACTTCGCGGCCGGATGGTGGGGTACGGCGAGTCGGGGTTCTTGCCCTTCGTGCCGAACTCCTGCACCCCGGCGTACTTGAGCGCCGGGCCGCGAAAGACGCCGACGCGCATAGCCGGCACGCCGTCGACGCGGAGCGCGGCCCCTGCGATGCTTCGCGCCAGCTGTCCGGTGCGCCGCGCCAGCCGCTGGCCGCTCAGCATGTTGCGCGAGATGTGGCCGGCAGCGATGAGCGACTGCTTGGCGAAGAACCGGTCGAGCTGAGCGTACAGCGCCTCCTTGCCCAGAGACTTCTCGAGGGCTTGAATGTAGGCGAGCGAGCGCTTGTCTAGCTCGACTTTGATGAACTGCGGAGCGACCATGTGACCGACTAGAACTTCTTCCGCCTCCGATTCGCCGTGGCCTGGAAGAGCGGGTGCAAATCGGCCTCGTGCAGCGACCCGCTCCCGCCCTCGAACGCCTGGTTCTTGACGATGAGCTTGCCGTCGCTGTTGCGCTCGGTCATGAAGCGCGCCTGGGTGATGAGAGCCAGCTGGACGTCGCGCGGGCAGGTGAACTCGTCGTAGCCGCCATCGTAGGTCACCTGGACGCTCGACTCCCAGCTCCACAGCCCGCCCGCTGAGACTCCGAGGCGTCGCAGCTCGCCAGACCCCGCGAACTGCCACTCTGCGACGGCCAGCGGCTCCCACGAGCTAGCCGGCGACCCTCGCTCGCGCACCTGCACGATCTGCAGCACGGGTCTGAGCGAGAGCCGCAGGGTGCGCTGCCCTGGGTCGACGAAGAATTCTTCGACGTGCGCGAGACGCTTGTCCCACAAAAGCCCGGTGGCGCTCTCCCACAGCTCGATGACCGCGTGCTGGAGCAGCTCGACGACGTCCTCGTCCTCGGGCTTCGTCTTCGCAGCCTGGCGGATCTGGCTGAGGGAGATCACGGGTGGGTCGAGTATGTGGCTCTAATGCGAACGGCGACGGGGTCGGTGTGCTTCCAGACGTCGTCGGAGGCGAAGTGCAGCGCGGCGTCGCCGACGAACAGCCCCGCGACCAGCTGGTCAGCGACAGCTTGGCTCACGGTGCAGACTAGCTTGCTGTCTGCCACCACCACAACGACGTCTGGGTCGCCCAGTTCCAGTAGCGGCTCGAGCGCCGACGGGCCGTCCCTGACGGTGAACACCGCGTCGTCGACGTCTGACAGGTCCTCCGGCGCGTCGTTTTGGTCGAAGAGCCAGACGTCGAAGTCGCCGGCCGACCCGAGCAGCAGCTCGAGCGCCGGAGGCAATTCTGCGAATGCGGTCACGAGATCCTGTCAGTCACCCTAGCTCTGACTTGCGGTCGACGGACGACGGCGCGGACTCTCGGCTTCTCCGCCGGAGGAGTCTTCGGCTTCGGCTCCGGGAGGCCGTCGCCGTCGTCCTTGCCACCTCTGATGCCGGGCATCTTCGGCGCGTCGCGACTAGGCTACGCCGGCGGAGCGGCGTGCGCCTTGTAGAACAGGTCGTCCACTTCGCCGCCGGGGCGAGCGTAGAGGTCGGCGATGACGTAGACGGCCGCGAAGAGAACGGCATTGGCGCCGCCCCCGTTCTCCGTGACGGAGATGCGTATGGCCTCGTAGACTTCGCTGTCGACGTCCCCGAGGTCGATGGTCCCCATCAGGTACCCGTTCTCGATGATCGTGGCGTCGTCGAGGAGGGTCGGAGTGAAGGCCAGGTTGGTGACGTCGTCGCTCTCCTTCAGAGCCTCCCAGGTGGTGCCGTCGGAGCGCTTCAGCCCCTGGACCGTGACGGCCAGGGACGTGGTCGCGCCGAAGGCGCCGCCGAGGAGGATGATGCTGAGCTGGCGACCCCAGTTCCACGGCTCGACCACCGTCTGCCCGTTCACCGTGGCCGCGGAGGCGATGCTCTGCGGCGCGACGGCGAGCTGGACCAGGTGAGCGTGGAAGAAGTTGCGTCCGTGCAGTGACATTGCGTTCGTTTCTCCTTCGTCTTCTTGCGTTCTAGTCGATCTGTTCTGGTTCTGAGTCAGCTCGCCTAGGTCCGCGCTCTGACGTCGGGGCTCATGATGAGGGCGCGCTCCTGCCGGTAGCCGATGTCGGCGTACATGCGAAGCTTCATGTAGATGTGGTCGGAGACGAAGCCCTTGCCCTTGCCGGCGTCGTCCTCGATCTCGATGCCGAACCACCGCGCCAGGATGATCTCCGCAAGGTTGCCGGAGAAGACGTCGGTGAACTCCTCCTCCGTCGACGTGGTCGGGGCGTTGATGCTCTCGCCCGGCATGTTGTTGGAGAAGATCTGCGTCGTCGAGTCGATGTCCATCCCGAGCGCGTCGCGCAGCTTCGCGTCGCTCAGCGTCGGCGCCCCCAGGAGGTACGGCTGGCCGGTGGTCTGGCCGGAGAAGTTGAGGATCTTCAGCTGCTTCAGGCGCTTGATGAAGCGCGGGCTGGAGATGATGGCCGCCGACGCGTCCAGGTCGATCTCGTCCTCCTCGAGGGCGAGGATCATGTTGTCGAGGTCGTCGAAGTCCATCTCACCGCCCTGCCAGTCGGCCTGGAACGGCGCCGCGTTGAGCGGCGTGGTCCCGAGCGTCCCCACCCCGCCGGACTGCGCGGAGTAGATCTTGATGCCGTTGGCGTGGGTGATGCCGCGCGGGGTGTTGTCCCCGCCGGTGCCGTACATGATGGTCCAGTCGAGCTTCTTCGCGGCGGCCCGTTGCATGTCGTTGCGGAGCAGGTTCTCGAAGCCGAAGCTCTGGAACTTCCGCATGGAGTCGGTGATGCGCACCAGAACGCCCAGCTTCTTGGGATTCAGGTTGACGTCGCCGACCGTCGTCATGCTGTCGATGTAGTTGTCTTCCTCCCCGATCCAGTAGGCGATCAGGCCTCCGAGGAACTTCGGGATCTTCACGTTCGCGCCGCTGAGGCCCTCGAGGACGGACACGCGCGTCGTGCCCTCACCCGCGAGGTTGATGAACACTGACTTGGTGTAGATGGCGGCGATGACGTCCGCGATCACCTGGTCGGCCACGAAGTAGCCGCCCCTGGCGTCGTCGCCGATCGCCTGGGCCGACGCCTTCGAGCGCCACTGGTCCATCATCTCCTTCTCCTTGCCGGCCAGGCTCCAGTCGCCGCTCTTCACGGCGCACATGGCCTTCAGCAGAGAGAAGTCTTCGTCCTCGATGCCGGAGACGTACAGCCCGCGGCGGCTGTTCCGGATCTGGCGAGCGAGGGTCGCTTGGCCGCTCTTCATGCGGTCCAGCTCTTCGAGGACCTTTGCAGGGTCCGTCTTCTTGAGCGCCGCCACATCCGTCTGGATCGCGGTGACCAGATCCTTGAATGAGGCGAACTCGCCGTCGTCTCCGACCAGCGTCTCCATCTGCGTGAGCAGCTGAGCGAAGCGCTCTTCGAGCTGCTCCGGCTTGTCCTTCACCTTCGGCTTCACGACCATTTTATCGTCTCCTTCCGACCATTTCCTTGTTTGAGCCTGTGTCCTACAGAGTTAGTCGCTGCTGCCGGCCGGAGCCAGTCGCACACGCAGGTCCGTCACCGCCTTGCTCATGCGGTCGAGCTGACCGTTGAGCAGCTTCGGTCGAGGCGGGGCGACGTCCTCGTCGTCGTCCTCGTCCTCATCTTCCCTCTCGTCCAGATCCTCTTCCGGATCCTCGTCGTCGTCGCCTGGGCCGGCGATGGCCTCCACCCTGTCGCGGATGTCGGCGATCATCTGGAAGAGCGCGGCGAACCCCTCGTCGAGGGCTGAGATGAGCTGGCCCATCGTCGGCTCAGCCGGCACATTGCCGGGCTCCTCGTCGAACTGCTCGACGACCACCGCGCCGGTCAGCTCGCGGTCCTCCGGCGGCGCGTCGATGAGCGGCTCGCCGACGTCCGTCGCGTCAGCCTTGAAGTCGAACTTCGGAAAGAGGGCGCGGCTCATTGAAAGGACGCGCCCGCACGTCTCGGCCCAGGCGTCTTTCGTCTGGTCGGTGCGCAGCGCCTGCTGGCGCATCAGCTCGCGCACCATCAGCATGTCTCGAGCCTGGAGGTCGCCGCGCGCCTTCGCGCCGCTGAGGATCGTGAACGCCCCCGGGTTCGCACCGATCGTCGTGGGGCTGAACTCCAGCAGGTGGTTCTCGTCGAGGATGAAACCCCACGGGCCGAGCCCGAGCTGCGCGCGCTCTTCCGGGTCCGTGACGTCGATGACCTTGGCGCTCCAGAAGCCTACGCTACCGCCTCGGAGGAAGCGCGTCTTCAGCAGCCGGAAGATGGTGTCCGCCCACTCCCACGTCTCTTTCGTAGCGAAGACGGTGAGAAGCTTCAGCGCCTGGCCGGTGAAGTCCTTGTGCTGGCGCGCGACCACCTCCCAGTTCAGGACGTTGCCGACCGGCGGGGCCCACCACTCGTGAGAGAACGGCACGACGGGGTTGTCCGCGAACTCCTCGAAGTGCCAGTTCTGGAGCACGATCTCGCCGTGCCCGTCGACGCGCTCATCGCTCGCCCACCACGGGATGACGCGCTCCGCCAGCGATGGCTCCCAAGGCAGGCCACGCGCCTTGGCCAGCGCCTCGAGCTCCGACTTTCCCGGCACCTGCAGCTCCTTCCCGTACGCCGCCGCGGTGTTCTTGCGAAGCTGCAGCCTCCCGCCCTCGCCCGTCTCCCACGTGGTGTGCGGAAGCTGGCCCTTCGGCTTGCTCGCGCCCTTCTGAAGGCGATCGACAATGAGGCCCTCGTCCTCGAGGACGACGACTGACTTGAGCTTGGTGAGGTCCATGGCTTTGCTCCTCAGGCGATCGGGATCTTGATGCAGCGGCAGTTCACCAGCTCGTCGAGCAGCGTGCACCGCAGGTCGTGGGGGTGGGCCAGCACGCCGCCAGAGGTGCGGTCGGTCAGCTCCAGGTAATTGAACTCGCGGTCCTGCGGGCCGGCTCCACCGTACGTCACGTGGGTGACGCGCACGACCTCGTCGCCGGCGCTCACCCACTCCTCCTCGGTGACCCCTGCGAGCGCGAAGATCTGGTCTCGCGTGCCGTCCATGAGAGCGGCTGACTCGGTGCGGGCGATGGTCAAGGCCTTCGCCGAGCTCGCCGCGATGTCGAAGACGCCGGCAACGCGCAGTCGGAGCTGCTGCACCGTCTCTCCAGCCTGGATGCCCTCCTGCAGCGCGCGGCTCAGGTTCTTGAGCAGCGTCTCCGGTGCGGAGTTGACCAAGACCTTCACGCGCTTGTCGAAGTACGCCTGGATCGCGGGGTCGTCGATCTGGAAGGTGGCGACGCCGCCGAGGTCCTCCAGTGTGAAGTCGTAGATGGCCTCCAGCGCCCCGGTGGCGATGGGCAATACGCGGTCCTTGAGCGCCGACTGCGCCTTGGCCAGCGACGGCAAGATGGCTCCCGCGTCCACCTGCTTTACCCTCGCTGTGAGGCGCTTCTCTCCGCCGGCGGCCGCGTCGAAGCGCTCGACGGTCTCGCGCTTCTGGGTGGTAATCCAGTTGCGGTAGGCGCGCTTGTACTTGCCCTCGATCGGCGCCTGCAGCTTCACGAAGTCTCGCCAGCGGCGATCGCCCTGCTTGCGGATTGTCTTGTGCGTGCGCAACAGCGCTGCGGCCGTCGGCAAGAACGAGACCGCGCCGTTGCTAGGGGCGGCCGCCGGCTCGCCCGCTCCGGTAGCAGGAAGGAACGAGACCCCGCCGTCGGCGGCCGGTGCGCCGCCGGGGAGGAACGACACCGGCGGAGCGGCGCTTCCCGGCGAGCCGGGCACGAGGGAATCCTGCTCAGCTGCGGCCAGCACCTGCTCCACCGGCGTCGAGGCTATGGCGCTCACGAAGGCGACGTCGATGCCGGGGTAGTCGTCGATCTCGAGCCCGACGACCTCGTAAGCGGTCTTCGGCGGGGCGTGCAGCGGGCCCCCGCACATCTGCGCCGCGATGGTGACCTTGTCGCTCACGCCGGCGCGAAGCGCCTCGACCATAGTGAGATCGTGCAGCGCGACGACGTCGTCGCCCTCCGCCGACATCATCGGCGACTCGTCGATGGTCGTCTCCTCGAGGCGCAGCATCGGCAGGAGGTTCTTGTCCCACAGATTGAAGTCCTGCCCGAGCTGCGTGGCGTAGTTCAGCGCGTCGGTGACGCCCAGCACCGACTTCGGCATGTTGAGCGCCGCCAGGATCTCGTCTCGGCCCCACTTCAGCTGCTCCAGCAGCTGGATCTCGACCGGCGACAGCTGCGTGGGCTGGTACGTGAGCCCGCCGCTCAGGATCGCAGTGCGCCCTGCCGAGGCCTCCCCGCCGTGCCGCTCGTTCCACTTGCGCCGCAGCTCCGCCTCCTCGGGCTCAGTGAGGACGTCGGTGTGCGTCAAGATGCCTCGCGGCACGGCCTGGTTCTCGAGCAGCGACCGGTTGGTGGTGCGCGCCACCAAATCCGTCTCGATGCCCATCGCCGCCGCCGCGAGGCGCGAGAGCCCGCGCGTCGGGTCGCGCGGGTTCGGCAGCTTGAACTGGATGACGTCGTCCGTGCTGACGTCCAGCTGGCGCCCTCGCGACCGCTGCGGCATCCACTGCGGCAGCTGGATGCGCCACCCAAGCAGCTCGCCGCCGACCGCCGTCTCGAAAAGCGGCTGGAAGAGGTCCGGAGCCAGCGGCCAGATCCGGTCCGGAATCTGGCCGACCTCAACCGGCCCACCTTCCTCGTCGGTGAGGACCCAGAACACTTCGCCGCGCACTTGCAGCCACAGGTGCGTCAGCTGCATCAGCTGGTTTCCGTGCTGCAGCGGGTTCGGCTTCAGCAGTACGGCCATCAGCGGGTGCTCGGGGTCCGGCTCGAGCGCCTTGCTGCGCAGCCGCCGGTCTGTGGGGACCAGCACGTGACGCTGAATGGCCCGCCGGTTCTTACCGACCCCTCGCTTGAACGCTCGCCCTAGGCGCTCCGCCCGCACGCGCCTGAAGTCGAGGAACGCCTGTGTCTCGCGGACGATCTGCATCGGAGCCTGCGCCGCGACGGTCGCTGCGGTCATCGCCGCGGCGAACACCCACACGTGGTTCCCGAACGGGTCCTGCGCGCGCCACCGCGCCGGAGCGCGCGACCCGGCCAGCGCGCCGACGTAGTCTGTGAGCGCCGAGCCCCAGAACTCTGCGGCCTTGACCTCCGCCCGCCTGCCGCGGCCGCCGACGCTGGGGGCGGCGAGCGGGGCTGGCGAAGCGGACGCTGAAAGGTCGTGGCCGTTCAGCTGGAACGGCTCTCCGTGCTGGTCGAGGATGTGGGACTGTGTGACCAAAGGCGTAGGCTAGACCGGGTCTCGATTCGTGACCACGACGAAGAGCGGACCGTCGCCGAGCTCGTCGTCCGGGTCGAGGCAGAGGATGGCGAGGAGTGCGGAAGGCGTCGCGGGCGCGGGAGGCGCCTCTTTGAATCCAGCCTTCGCGGCAGCGCGGGTTTTGACTCGGGCTACTGCCGCCGCCAGCGCGACTCGATCGACGGTCGCCACTAGCCGCCCCCGCTTGAGCCAGCCATCGTCAAATAGATGACTAGATTCGTCGCGATGCTGACCACCACTGCCACCACTGCGGCCACGACGGCCGCCCCTTCTGCGCTGCTCGACTCGAAGGCAGTCGGCAGCTTCGGCCGCCTGAAGTCCGGAGCCGCGCGGTCGACTTCGTCGCGCGTGAGCAGGTGGTCGGCGCCGCCTTGAAGCTGGTGGATGACGTCCATGCGCGGGAGCCCGTCGTCTATCCAGTGGTTCGGGTCGTGCGGGTCCAGGCGGTCCAGCAGTCTGCGGATGTCGGCTTGATTCACGGAATCACCACTCTGGTGAGGACTGTGACGGCGACGCGCAGCGCCACTCCGACCATGCCGAAGATGCGTTGGTCGAGCGCCCGGCCGCTGTCGCTCAACTGCAGGCCGGCGCGCATCGCGACGTTGTTCTTCTCTGCACGAATGCCGCGCTTCAGGCCGACCTCATTGTCTGCCGACTCCTTGGCGAGGACGCTGGCCCGCGCCTCGACGTACGCTGCCAGCTCCGAGGCTGACGCCTTGAGCTCGACCCCGGCCTCACTCAGCTCGGCCTTGAGCTCAGCCTCGAAGATTCGAGTGACTTCTTTGATGTCCACGCCAGACCTACTGCCCCTTGAGGCGGTTGATGACTTTGGTGAAGTTGCTGAGCTGCTCACGCAGCGATTCGGCCACCGTCGGGCCGATGCGCTGCTTCTCGAGCTCGGACTGGATGCCCCGGCCGGCCCACGGCTCCATCAAGTCCCACGGCACGGACAGGAGTGCCGTGCGGTCCCTCTCGGCCAGTGCCGCCTCCATGTCATCGCCGAAGGCGCGCCACTTCGTCGTCATCTCGAGCGTGATGGCACCGTCGGCGAGGCCGTCTTCAAGGCCCAGCTCGTAATCCTGCTCGACTGCCGGCCACGTCGCATTGGCCGACCCGAATAGTGCGAGCGGGTCCACCTTGTCGGCGACGCAAGCGGGGAGCGCCGCGACCACGCAGAGCGCGAGCACCAGAGCGATGCGGATTGCTGTGATCTTCATTTAGATCTTTCCGAGGAGGATCAGTATCAAAAGCACGACTACGAAGAAGCCGATGGCGCTGCTGGGCGCGTAGCCCCAACGACGAGAGTGCGGCCAGCTCGGGAATGCACCGAGGAGGAGCAGCACGAGAATGATGAGGACGATCGTTGTGGGGCTCACGAGGTCTCCTTCTTCACTGCGATCGCAGTTGCCTCCGCGCCGGCCTTCGCGGCGTCACTGGCCGGTGAGGCGAGCTTCGTCACCAGCGTCTCAAGCGACTGCACTCTCTCAAGGGACGCCTCCAAAGCGGTCCGAACCCTGGCAAGGTTGGAGTTGGTCACGAGGTGCACCTCCTCTACCTTTTGCACAAGCACGTCGGTCTTCTCATCGATCGCAGTAGTCTTGGCGACCGAAGCATTTACGGCGCCCAAAGTCTTCTCTGTGCTGGTCTTGACCTGCTTGAGCGCGGACAGGGCCATGATCGTCGGCGCGATGGCCGCGATTAGCGCGAGCCCCAACGTCAGCAAAACTTGGGGCAAAGTGATACTTAGCGGCTCCAAAGTGACGATTCGCTCCTTTATAGTGTGGCGCGGGGCGGACACGTTCCGCAGAACGCCTGAACTGGCCAGGCGCTACTCGTCCTCGGGCGCGCCGACGGTCATGTTCAAGGACTCGGCCTGCGCGTTCTTGACGGTGACGACCATCGTGTCCGGGCTGCCGCTCAGGTGCGTACCGTCGCCCCTGGTCGCGGTGGTCGTGATCGTCGACTCGCCGACGTCGTCCGAGGACAGGTCGGCGTTCAGGCCGTCCTCGCGAACGACGATCCCGACCACGGTCGGCTCGCTCGACTCGAACGTCACCTGCGCGCCCGGGTCCTCGGCTTGCCAGTCGGCGAGGGTGGCGAACTCCTCGCCGCCCTTATCGAGGATCGTGCCGCCGATGGTCATCTTCTGGGCGCTGGTCATACTGACGGGGTTGCTCATGGTCGATCTTCCTAGTTTAGGTTTAGGTCTCGCTGGTTGGCGGGTACGCGCGCACAATCAGCCGAGCGGCTTCGCGGCCCGGCTGTGGCTTGGGTTGTAGTCTCTTCAGCTTGCGGGTGATGACGTCCAGCCTCTGGTTCAGCCGCTTGAACTCCCAGTCGATCAGGCGCATGGCCTGGCGGTGCTCGAAGGCGGTGAGAGGCTGATTGGGCGGGGGCTTCACTTGCGAAGGGCGGGGGTGTGGGGCGGGAGGTGCGGAGCGGGAGGTGCGGAGCGAGCGCCAAGAATCGCCCGCTCCGCGTCAGCAGACTGTGCTGAGCCGGGCTACTTCGGCGGGGGCTTCGGCGTCGGGTTCGGCTTCGGCTGATTGGTCGGGGTCGGCTTGGGTGTCGGCTTGCTGGGCACGCTCGCTCCTTCGTGGGTGGTGGTGACGGGGGTTTTCGGGCCCGACTGCGGGCTCGAGCCTGCTCCGCGCGGCGTGTGGCCGTGCGGGTCGATGAGGTGCGGAGCCGACGCGCCTTTCGGGACCGGCGTCTTGCTCTTCGGCTGAGCGCCGGGAGGCAGTACGAGGCCGGTGTCGGGGTCGACCTCCTGCGGCGGCTCGTCCTGGTCCTCAGGGTAGCGTTTCTTCCAGGCATCGACGGCTTCGTCGTGGCGCGCCTTGCAGGCGACCTCTGACTCCACCGTCGGCTGCGTGCCTCGCACCGTGATGACTCGCGCCGGCTGCTCGCCGTGCGTCCACGGCGTCTCGTGCTCGCGCTGGTTCGGCATGTCGCGCGGCGTGGCAGCCGTCAGCTCATCGCCTCGGCGGCGAGCGTCCGCCGTCGCGCGCTCAGCTCCCCGCGGCGCGGTCTCGCGGCGCTTGGCGGCTTGGGCCGCCTCCTCGGCGCGGCGCTTCACCTCCTCGGCGCGGCGCCCCACATTGCTTGCGACGCGCTTCTTGTGCTCCGCATCGTCTTCGTCGGCGCGCTTGGCGTCCTCCTGCGCCTCTGCTTGACGGCGCCGGGCCTCGTCCTGAGGGGACTCGCTTCGCGCACCTGCGGCGCCGCGCCGAGCGTCTGCCTCGTCCATGAGCCTGGCGGCCTCTTCGGTGCGCTTGCGATGGTCCTCGTCCGACTCGCCCTTGCGGCGCGGCACGGTGGAGCCGAGCCGCTGCGCGTCCTCGGCCGTCTTGTCCTCCACGCCCCTGCGCGCCCAGTCTTCGGCGCTCTCGCCGGGAGTGCGCTTGCTCCACTTCCCGCCGACCTCGGCCCACTGGCCCGCGTTCGACTTCGACTTCTGCGGCTCTCCGACTTCGTGGTATCGCCCCATGTGACTCGCTCCTGCTTCCATAGAAGACACTTAGACTCGTGACCTTTGAACGTGATCCCTTAGACCGGTCGCACGGCTACCGAAGCGTGCGGTATTGGTCGGGGTGGACGACGACTCCGGCGCGCAACCACTTTCCATCCCACCCTGAGAAGTCTGAGTCGGCAGAGACGTCGATGTTGTCGATGCGCCGGGTACCGATCGGCACGCCTTTGTTAGTTCGCACTTGGCCGGCGCCGTTGCTCTCGAAGTGGACGGCATTGGCCATCGACTTGTATGAGCCATCCGCCTGCTTCTCAGCTCCCGCCTGCACGACCGTCTCACCATCTGATATGACCAGCACGTCCTCGCAGCTGTCCATCATCAGCGCCTCGCGCTGCGACTTGAATGTCTGGCCTGGAATCTTGCGGCCGCTGCGGAACTTCGACCCGCGCAGGTCGACTATGAGCAGCGAGTGCGAGTGGCGCTCCCACTCCTCACTGCCTTCCGGCGCCGGCTGCATTAGACCCGGGCCTAGGCAAGTGAAACTACCGCCGGACCCGCCACTGCCGGTGCCGCTGTACTGCGTCTGTTTGACGTCGTGTCGCAGTGAAAGCAGAGCAGAGTTATAGTCGGACGCGCCTCCGATGTTGCGCAAATCGATGCGGTGACCAGCGCCGGTGATCGAGATAATGGCGTTGTCGCGCAGCTGGTCGCACCAGATGTTCTCGATGAGGCTCACGCCAGTTTCGTGGCCTGGCAGTGGAGACACATTCGAGAACCGCTTCACCTCTTGGGCGATGCCGCGCCCGAAGTTGGCACCTTTGAGGTTGCGCACTACCGCGCTCGGGTCAACCATCTTCCCGGTGAACGGATCGAACAGCGCGCCACCCCAGTCCCAGTACGTCATGTACTCCGCCATGCCGTCCAGCGCCTCGCCGTCTTCATTGATGAAGCGGTTGGCCGCTGTCTCACAGCGGACCATCGTCTTGCCTCCGCCGCCGGGGCCGTCGCTTTTGCCTACGTATCGGCGCACCCCGAGGGTGCCGGCGACGCATTTCTCTCCGAAGATGATGGGGTATGCGCCCTTGCCGCGAACGTCGATGAGGCAGTCAGACGTGACGAGTCTGCGGATGGCGGGATCATCGCGCGTCACGCTGCCATCTTTCCACTTCTCGCCAGTCTGCATGTCGCTCAGGACGGAGAGCGCGTTGCCCTTGCCTTCGCCGATGAGGTTGACGTTGACGGCTTTGCCTTTGTCGCGATTGACCGCCCACTTGCCGCCGACACTGCCAGCGCACACGGTGAATCGAGACCCCATGCCCTGGATCTTGCCGCGCCAGTTGATGTCTTCTGGTGCGGTGAGCTGCGTGGCCGGCGACTTCTCGATGCAGTCCGCGATCCCATCGCGACCGTTGGTCATGGTAGTGCGCTTGCCGTCCCGCTCCCACCACGCGTTGGTTGCCATCGTTCCCATTACGCGATCGTCCCTTCTAGGATCGAGATGCCGGGCTTGCGCCGGCGGTGCTGTCGCATCTGATAGCACACCGCCCACTTCATCACCGCGTCGTCGTGGGCTCCAGGATCGGCGGCGAACTTTCCGTTACTCTGCAGGCGGAAGGTGAGGCACTCGGCGAGCAGGTCGCGGTCTCTCACCTCGAGCCCCGACTCGATGAGGTCTGACAGCTCGTCGAGCATCAGCGGGCGCGTCACCGCATTCGTACTCCAGCCGGCGCGGCCGAGCCGCTCGGCGCGGTCCTCGCTCGGCGAGCCGCCCCTCGCCTTGAAGTGGTACAGTGACCCACCAGAGGAGTGGGGGCGCATGCCCAGCTCAGCGCACTTCTGCAGCACCGCGTGCCCGTGGTTCTCGCGCTCCACACCTGACAGGGCATCGTTGTACCTCTTTGAGAGGCGGGCGACGTGACCGGCCAGGACGTCGGGCTTGAACAGACCGTGCACCGCCGCGACTTGCGCCCCCGTATCCTTGCGAGCCACGCCCACGCCGTTTGGGTCGCAACCCGGGATTCCTTCGCTGGTGTCGCAGCCTAACACATACTCGACGTTGGCTTGCGGCGCCTCCCACTCGACCTCGTAGCCGCCCGGCACGTGGCTGCGAGGGTACTCGGGGGTGAGCTCGAGGATCTGCAGCAGAAGCTGAGCGTCGAAGAAGCAGTGGCCGCTCGTCAAGAAGCACGCCTCGTCGTCCTCAGGGTACTCTTGCAAAAAGAGTCTGCGCAGCGACAACTGCTTCTGTCTGCGAAACGCCACCATGGCGGCGACGGAGCGAGGGCGGAACTGGCGCGGGTGACGCGCGACTAGTGCCTTCTCGTCGTCGGTCAAGGTCTCGAGCGTCTCAGCCTCGTCGTACGTGCCGGGCTGCGCGACGTTGAGCGGGTCATCGAACCACCGCAGGAAGATGGGCCAGAAGTCGTTGAGGCGCTTCTTGGCGTCGGAGTACGTGTGGTAGGCCCACTCGCGCCCGTTGGGCGTTCCCTCCAACGACACCTCGCCGCGGCTGCACGCTTCGCCGATGCCGGCCATGAGAGCCTCGACGTCCTCAAGCTGCTTCGGGCCCTCGCACCAGTACGGCACCTCAAACCCGTGCACGCGCTGGAGCGAGTCGCCGCGGTTGACGCCCTTGCCGCCAGCGGTGCCGACGAAGAAGTACGAGCCGTTCACGAGGCTCAAGCGCGTCTCCGACGGGCGTCCAGCCATCGGCACCGCCTGCGGGTCGCGCTCGTGGAACATCGACACCATGTGGAAGATGCGGCGAGACTTGGAGTCCGTGTCGCCGATAGCGGCCACATAGGAATTGGGCACATCGCACCCGAGGTACGAGATGGCCTGCTCGATGGTGGTAATGCCGCCCCGCCGGTACTTGATGGTGAGGAACTTTTTGAACCCTCGGCGGCGCCCCACCTCCTTCATCGCGAGGTAGCGGCGCTGGAGCGGCATCGGGTCGAGCGATACCACCGGCGCGGTGCCCGCCGTGGCGCCCCACTCGCGACCCAGCTGCTCGTCAGCCTCGTGCCGCTGCTCCTCACTCAAGGACGCAGGCGGCTTGTCGGTGCGCACCCTGAGGCGGCGCCGGCACGTCGCGAAGAGCGCCCCGCCGCTCGAGCTCTGGCTCGGCGCGTCGCGGAGCTGCATCAGCTCGTCGTACCCCGGCTGGCCCTCTCCTATTAGGAAGGGCGCCTGATCGGGGAACGCCGATGTCACTGCGTCAGCCCTGACTTCCGTCGCAGTCGTCCCAGGACCGAGGAGAGAGCGCAGCCAGTGCCCTCGCGGCGGGAACTGCGCAGTGAGAATCGACGGCCCGACCAGGCGCTTGCCGATGACGGCCCTCGGGTCCTCACTCATCAGGTGGCAGTCGCACGCCACGAGCGCGGCCAGCGTCGGAGCCGGCGCGTCGCTGAGTGCCGCGTCGTCGCCGATGAGCCACAGCCGCGTGCCGCCGACGAGCGTCACCCGCGCTCCGCCGATGCGGCGCACTCGCGCGTCCGGAGCCCACTCGCCTAGCAAGAGCTCGATGCGGCACATTGCCGCGGGCGGTGCTCGCAGCGCCACGTCGCCCTCGCGAGCCAGCGCCGCGGCGAGGCACGCGTCGGGGGCGCGACAGTCGAGCGCCGCGTGGATCACGACCGCCCCCTGAGGGCTCAACACCGGCGCCCAAATGCGCGGCAGACGGATTTCGGGCGGAGCTGCGGCGGCTGTGAGCATCAAGCCACCACCACTACTGCGGCGCGAGAGCGCTTGGTGTCCGGCAGCAGATTGACGTCCTCGAGGCGCTTCGCCACCGCCGCGACCATGCTCTCGCACTTCGGGGACTCGGTGCCGAACTCGCGGCGCGCCTCTTCTGCGAAGATGACGGCCACTTGGTCCAGCACGTACTTGATGGTCTGGGCGTCTTTGGTGCCGTCGTGCATCGCCCGCACACGCGCCGAGCGAGTGGCGATCTCGCTCACGAACTCGAGCGCGCTTCGCAGGCCGGCGGCCGCCTGCGCCTTGAGGTCGAGGCTCGCCTCCTTGCCGTCTTCTTTGGGGAACCACGCTGCCTCGTAGAGGCGCACGGCCTGGTGCGACGACACTTTGGCCATCGCGAGCTCCTCTTCCAGGCAGAGCATCGCGTCGGGTCCGCCTTCCTTCGCGGCCTCGAGCGCCTCGCGGAGCTTGGGACCCGCGTACTTGGAGATGTAGCCCATTCCTCCGCGCACCATTGCTAGGGTGCGACGGCCTCCGTGCACCTTGCACCGGTCGCGGCCGATGAGCGCCCACTGCGGACACTGCTCACCCGGCTTCGTGAAGTGTCGGCCCTGACACCGGCGCGGGTGACCAGATGGAGGGAGACCGCCACCGCCAAATCCGCCCGGCCTCTTGAGCCCGGGGATGATCGGGAAGTTCGGAGGTCGCTGACTTCCATGCGCCCTACCGTTGCTGGAGCCGGTCATTCGATTCCGCAGTTTTTGCGTGGTGGGAGCGCGGAGCTGAGCAGTGGGACGTCGAGAGCGAAGCGCTCACCTCGACGCCCTCGACCTCTACGCGCTCGCCGCCCTTGAGAACGGAGGCGCGAGCGGGAGCGCTCGCCTTGCCGCGCTTCTTCTTCGCGCCCCCGGGCCCTCTCAGACCTCCTGCCTTCGCCTTCCTTCCCACGGACAGCACTATAGGTAGCCTGCTATCAGTGTCCAGCACCCATTGTGGGAATCTGAGCGACCTGTCACAACCCCCTGGTCTGCAGGCCGCTTATGTCCACCAAAGCCCGCAGAATCAGCTTCCCGACCCTGCGGGTGACCCTAGACTGGGCCCTCCCCTCCAGTTGACTCCACCTGGGCTGGCTCCACCCGCACTGCCGAGCGAGCGCCCCCGCTGAGACGCCGAGGATTAGCCTTGCGTGGCGCATCGCCGGCCCGCTGACGACGAAGCCCTCGCCGTCAGGTGCGCGGTCCAACAGCGACGTGCCCGGATCCTCACCTGGCTCTCCGACGCGACTGCACGAGAGACATACGGCCTCTCGACCCTCCGGCACAACCCACCGCCTCGACTCAAGCTTCGCCTCACCGCACCTGCCGCAGCGCCGGCTCTTCGGCAAGAGGGAGTTCCTGCGACGGCGCTTGAGATCGCGCTTGCGCTCGCGCCACTCCCACGGCAAGTCGCACTTGCGCTGCGTGCGCCTCTGGTGGTCTCGCTCCGCCCACTCGAGTCCGGCGAGGGCGACGCGCAGCTCCTTGAAGATGTTGGAGCCGCACCGACTGCGCTTGAGCGGGTGCGGAGGAAGCGCGGGGAAGAGCGGTGGCGCCGGCGGGAAGAGCGGCTTCGGCATCTCGTCTGGCGTCCTGCGACGCCTCTTCTTGCGAGGCAGTGGTACGAAGTGCGCTGACGAGCGCGGACTGAGCGGATCGTCGGGGTCATCGTTCAAGAGTGTCTCCTATTATCTGAGACTGGAGCCTTTCCCGCTAACGAGGAGGAGCTATGACTCCCCCAAGGGTAGTGCATGCAAATCTGGATTCCGGCCTACCCCTACTACGCGTATAGAGATAGTGATTTTTAGGACTTTTGTAAAGAATATGTATAATAAATTGCTGGGTCCCGATGCATATGCATCGGGCTTAGGGGGTCACAGGCTACCCTGCATAAGAGGGAAAGGCTCCAGTCTCGTATAACAGCGCAGGCCTGTCGCAGAAAACAACTACCCAGAATCGCTCACTTGCCGCTCAGCGACCCTCGCGCCGCACTTCGGCAGCCTCGAGCTCAGCGAGCTGCCGTCCCCAGGCGCGCGCCGCCGCGTGAAGCAGGGCCCGCCCCAGCGCGTTGTCGCCCTCGTCGCCTGCCGCGGCAGGCCAAGTCCCGCCCTCGCTCCGCAACTCCTCGAGCGTCGTGCCGTCCGTTCGCTGGAACTCGTGAAGCACGTCAGCCCGCCCTCGCCCCGTCTTCGCGCCGCGCAGGATCAGCACCGGCGATCGCGCCCGCTGCAGCCTCCGGATGACGCCCTCCTGCTGCTCGCTCAGCGCCGCTCCGACCTTCAGCTCCACCCACCCGCTCCAGATCCTGTGCTCCCACCGGCAGTCCGGCCAGCCGGGCCGCTGCATCAGGTGGCCGTGCAGCTTGAACGCCTCGGCCCCGCACGCCTGCAAGCTGGCGCGCACCAGCGCCCAGTAGCTCGACTCGGTCCACCCCCTGGTCACCTCGACTCCTCCATCGGGTACCCCTCCACGACATGCCTCGGCGGGTCGCCAGCCTCATAGCACTCCCTGTTGCGCCACAGCTCGACGACGCGCGTCAGTTGCAGGAAGATGGTGCAGCCATTGCGCACGACGCCGTGGGAGCAGTCAGGATGCAGGCCGATGGCGTGCGCGACGATCTCGTCGTCAGTCCACACGTGCGGAGCTTCCTCGTTCATGTGCCCCTCCCCGGGTCTCCGGGCCATGCGCGGTCGTCGTCATCGCCCTCGGGGACGCCTCGCACCCGGCGGCGCGCCTCTGCGCGGATCAGCTCATCAGCGCTCGCGATCCCGCTCTCCAGCGCCGCGCTCGTGCTCCTCTCCGTCACCTCTGCCTGCTCCCGCATCCGCCTGACCATCTCCGCAGCGTTCTTGCACTCGTCCGCCTCGATCTTCCATTGGTCGGGCCACGGGGCATACACGGCGAACTCGCCATCCGGAAATTTCATCTCGCGATCACCGTAACGTGCCTTCGTCGACCTATGCCACTTGGCCCCACACGCAAACTGCACCACTTGCTGCAGCCAGCTGGACTCATTCGTGGTGCAGAGGTTGACGCACTGCGCCCCGCAGATGTCGCACTCCGGCAGCCTCATGTCGAACCTCATCTGATCGCCTCCCCGGTGACCGGGTCCGTGACGTGCCTCCACTCGCCGCCGTCGTCGCACTCGACGACCGCGCCTCCCAGCGTCCTGTAGCCCCTGTCGACCAGCAGCAGGAACCGCTGCCACCTCGACGCCGCCCCTCCAAGGTCGGGAGGCTCCTCCGCCAACGTGCCTTCGCTGGCGTGGTGCTCCGCGAGCAGCCGCAGCGCGTCGGCCCGCGTGCCGGCGAAGTCGTCCGGGAGCAGGAAGTAGAGCTCCGTGACGTGGAGGACCTTCATCGCACCCTCTCCTCGTGCACCTCGCGCAGAAACTTAGCCACCGCCTCCAGGCAGCCGGCCTCCAAGACGACCATCGCGCCGTCGCCCGTCGTGGGAGCTTGGAGCACGTAGCGCCTCCAGCCAGAGTGCCACAAGATCAGCCCCAGCTCCGCGCCCTCCCTCGTGCGCAATGACCAGCGCTTCGTCTTGCGCCCCTTGATCGGCGGCAGCTCTTGGACCTCTAGCCAGTCGCCGATCGCGTAAGGGCCTTCCATTGTTCGGTGCATCACACCTTCTCCCCGCCCGCCGTCGAGCGCCACGAGCCTTCAGGCTCTTGCCTCTCGAAGTCTTGGAACACCGCCGGCCACCGCCGCTTAGCGATCCTGGCCACCTCGTCGAACACCGTGCGCATCTCCTCCTCTGCGCCCTCGGCCGTCCTCTGCGCGATGACGTGCCGCAGGGCCCTCAAGTTGACACTCCACATGATATGCGTGCTCAACCCAAGCGGCGCTAGCCGGCGCATCGCGCTGGTGATGACCTTCTTCACCGAGAACGGCAGCTCGGACACCTCCAGCGTCACGGCTGCATGCTTCTGGAAGTTCTCCATCCGCAGCATCAGGTCGTTGACGTGCTCGCGCAGCGGCTCCAAGCACCCAGGAATCCTGAACCCCAGGTCATCAAGACGCACATAGCGCAGTGACTCCTGGCTGTAAGCGCACCCCGCCCTGTGCCGGACCAGCTCGTGCGTGAAGACGCGGCTCACGTCGGCGAAGACAAACGTGACCTGCGCGTGCTCGAGCACGCTGCCGTGCCGCTGCGCGATCAGGTTGCCGACGTACTCCCTGTTCCCCTCCCGCACCCTAGTCACGTTCGGGTTGAGCCCGGGCTTCCAGCTCTTGTAGCACAGCCGGCCCGCCGCCTCGATCAGCAGCTCGGCGTCAGTGCGAGAATCCGTCTCCCAATCGGGCGCGCCTACGTGCCCCAAGTAGTCGCGCATATCCGGCACATCGGTCCCGCTGGTCGGCGCCCTATACAGCTTCGTCTCAGCGACCAGGAACACCCTCGGCTTAGTCTCGCGCACCGTCTACCTCATCTATGCTCGCCAGCTGCGCTTTCGACCTCTCCATGAGCTCGTCCACTGCGCAGTACGGGCACCCGGGAATCGCGTGCTCGTGGGTCTTATCGCACCGCTGCCCCACTACTCACCGCCCTCTTGCGCCCGCGCCTCTGCCGCCTCGCACGGCTCACACAGCCCGCTAGACTTCTCCAGCTCGCCGTAGAGCGGCTCGTCGCAAGCCCTGCACCCGGGCTCGTCGTCGGCGCACGCGGAGCACGGACTGGCGTCGCTCGCCGGACCTCCGCACCCGGTGCACGCGATGACGTCGAACCCGCTGCCCGACCCGACGCGCAGCACAGGCCTCCCGTCGTGGACGTCGTCGCCGAAGTCGCGCTCGGCCAGTCGCTCCCACCTCTCGTACAAGTCGCTCACTTCTGCCTCCTCTCTTCCCTTCTCCTGCGCCTCTCGATGGCCTTGTGGATCCTCGCCAGATCGGCCTCTGGCAGCGGGTGCGCCGCCAGCCACGCAGCCCGCTCGCCCTCCGTCATGGAGTGGAGCCGCGCCGCCTCAGCGACCGGGACAGGGCGGTACCTGACGCGTGCGCGAAGATTCATCCGACGCAGCGCGGCTTCGTCGACGATGTCGTGCGGCTTGTCTACGTTCACTTGTGCCTCTACCAGTTCCTTGCGTGCGTCAAGTCGGTGAAGCCGACGCTCTTCCCGTGTCGCGCCGGCGACTTCGTCGGGAACTTGGCGCGGTATCTGAAGTTCAGCAGGTGCGGCTGCCACTCGTCGTCGCCGGTCGCAGGGTACTCGCACTGAGCGTGCAGCCAAGTCGCCGCTCGGAACAGCGCCCTGTCCTCCCACTCCCAGGCGTCGTACCCGCACCTGAAGAGAATCTCCGCCTGCGCGAGCGCCCCTTGCAGAGCCTCCCACACGTAGTTCTCCTTCGGCGGGGGCCAAGTGAAGGGCCCCGCGCGCCGCTGGTCGTCGGGCAGCGCGCCGTCGATCGAGTGCCCTTTGAGAGTGGCGCCTTTGGGGTTGACGCCGACCGGCTTCTTCGGGTCAGCCTGCCAGCTCAAGTCGTCGCCGAACTCGAACCCGGCGTGCGCCTGTCGGTCGCCCAGCCACCCTTTGAAGACCTGCGCACACCGCCGCACCGCTTGAGGGTCCTTGAGGTACGCGGCAACGGCGACCCTGCTGGCCCCGGCGTGCGTGCCCCAGTTGTTCGGCCGCTCCTCGTGCGTGCTGACCAGCGTCCTCTCGTCAGTCAGGCGCTCGACGACGACCTTGCGAAGCCACCTGCGAAACACGCGACGCAGCCCGTCCGGGTCCATCGACGGCAAGCCCACTAGGTCCGCCGCGATGACGTAGCCGATCAGGTTGCGCCCCAGCGCCAGCGCGTCGCCCTTCTTCTCGGTCCCGATGATCTTGGCGCACGCGTCGGACACCTCTCGCCGCAGCTCCTCGCCGCCGGTGCGCGCAAATACTAAACCCTTCGCCATCGCGATCGAGTCGCCGTCAGAGTCCTGGTCCGCCAAGTCCGGCTCCCCGATCGGCTTGCCGGCCGTCTTCGCGAGCCCCTCCCACGCCGGCCCGCGCGTCGGCAGCTCCGCTAATTCTTCGGGCGTGGCCCACACTCCGGGCCGCCACCGACCTTGCGGGATCTCGGCAGTCACCTGGCCTCCAGTCTGGCGCGCATCAGGAAGACGGCGCGCTCCACGTCCTGCAGCTCGCGGAGGATCCAGTCGCGGTTCGTCTCCCGCTGCTCCTCAGGCAGCTCAGGGTTCGCACTCTCGAGGCCCCACCGCAGCGCCTTGCCGACGGCCTGCAGCACCTCACCGCACTCCTCGACGAGGTAGCCGAACGTGTCGAGGTCGCTCTTGGGCGCATATTTGGGATTCACTGGATCGCTCCGTTCTCTCGACAGAACCTCAGCAGCTCCTTCAGCTCGCCGGGGCCCAGCACGACGCAGTCGGTGACGTGCAGGCCGTTCTCGGCGGTGATCACCAGATTCTTCGAGCCGTAGGCCAGCTCGATGCGCGCATAGGCTCCGTCGCCGAGGTACGTCTTCGGCTCCGGCTGTCGGTCGATGGTGTCGGTTCGGTGACTCACTTCGGTCTCCTGTTAGCTTGTCGCTTCTGGTACTCGAGGTCGTCTTCCGTGCGCGCGTCGAACTTCGCGAGCAGCTCGCGCAGCAGCTCGGCGGTCGTCTCGCGGCCGCAGTTCCCCACCCAGGTGGCGAACCCGCCTTCGCCCTCTGATGCCAGCACGATGACGAAGCGCCACCCTCTCGGAGTGAGCGACTCGACCTCCGACGCCATAACCTGCGCAGCGCGCTCAGCTTGTCTGAGGTGCGCGACTTCTCCGGGCGTCGCTTGCGGCTCCGCGAGGAGGGCGTGCTTGCGCAGCAGCTTCGCGATGAGGCGCGCGTCGTCTGGCGTCATCTTCAGCGTGCCGGGGAGCGCCAGGTACACGTAGCCATCGCGGCCGGTAACTGCCAGCCCGATGGAGCTGGCCAATTTCAGTGCGTCCTCAATCTCGGGGTCGGGGTCTTCGCTCGTCATCACTCCCACGTCCTCTTCGGGCAACTTTGGTCCTTCAGCGGGATCGCCTTCCTGTGATCCTCGCCGTACGCACTCCGCCTTCGCGGCCAGTCCGGCGCGACGGCCTCTAGCCAGCCGACGTCGCCTCCAGGCCCGCCGACCTCGACGCGCTTCGGCGCTCCGCGCGCGACGAGCTCGAGGTCGTCTTCGTAAGGCGCGAGGCCCATCAGCGGCGCCACTACGCAATCGGCCACCCACCGCGACGCGGCGGGGCAGACGCCCTTGCTCATCATCATCAGCGCCTGCCAGCCGCCCTGCTCTTCGGCGACCGGTCGCACCATCTCCAGCGGCAGGCACATCAGCGCCGCGTACTCCTGCCACGAGACGAACCGGTCCTCCTCATCGCAGATCATCGGCCGGCCGCTCAGCACCGCGTTGGTGAAGTGGTCCTGCAGCCCCACAAGCTGCGGCCTGGTGGCGATGAACTCCGAGATCAGCATGCACATCTCGTAGTAGGCCAGGGCGGTCATCTTCCGGTACGCCCCCACGGGCTTTACCTGATCCCACCCGGCCGGGTCCGACCCCCAACCCTGACTGGCTACCCTGTCCCGGGCCCAGAGCAAGGCAGGCTGTCCTAGGGGCCAGGCGGAGGGGGCTACGCAGGGCACCTCCCGGTCTCCCGCGACGTGCACGACGTGGCAGCGCGGCCGCCGCTGCGGCACTCCCGTCCAGCGGACGTCCAGCTTCACTGCTACCGTCGTGCACCCTCCCCACCGCTCTGCCCAGTGGCGGTGCACGGCGCGCACGAGCTCCCTCCCTTTAGTCCACAGCAGCGGGCCGGTCTCCCACCAGAAAGCTCTGCACCGGACGCGCTCGGCGAACAGCACGGCGTCCTCTAGCTCGCAGAACGAGCCGAGCTTCGTCTTGTGATCTTCACTATACGTGCCGGTGCTCATAGCCGAGAACCGGCTGCACGGCGGATTGCTGACCACCAGCTCGGCGTGCGGTGTGAGACCAGGGTGATTGAGCGTCGGCAGCCCGGCCAGTCGCCGCGCTCGGATCGCGGGGCTCCACGACTCGGCGCTGCCCAGCCACTCGGTGTCCGCCTCGAGCGACCGGTGAAAGCCGCCGAAGTAAGTGTGCACGCCGGCGGCGCGGATGCCGCTCAGCTTGCCGTCAGTTGACATGCGGCGCCTCCAGCTTCGCACGCGCGGCCCACCCCCACAGACTGTGCCGGACGACCCACAGCTGCGACTGCGACATGCGCACCGTCTGCGACGCGCGGATCATGAGCTTGGGACACTCGGCGGCTGTGCTGAACACGTGGTCGCCCCGCTCATCTCGCCAGTACGTCAGCTGCCGCGCGTGCGAAGTCAAGACGAACCTGCCCGCCTCCGTGCCTGGCCAGGCGCGACAACACAGGACTTCTGCGAATGTGGGCCAGCTGCCGGTCTCGCAGCCGCACGCCAGCTTGATCGCGTCGTCGAAGTCGTCGCTCACTCTCACTGCGCCACCTTCGCTCGCTGCGCGCCTGGCACACCGAGCCCGCCAAAAATTTGGCGGGCTTTCTTGCGCTCGTCCGCGTGATGCGCCGCGGCTGCCCAGCTCTCGTCGCTCCAGCCGCTGTCCCACACGAACGGCACACGCATCGGAACGCTCGGCGCGCTCAGGATTCGCTCGATCTCCGCAACGACTTCAGGCTCTTGACCTTCTGCGCACTTGAGCGCCTCACTGGGCAGCGACGGCACGAGCTCGTCGTGCACGCTGGCGTGGATCCTCAAGTCGATCGACCTGGACCAGCTATTGTACCGCGGCGCGAGAGCCACGATGCGCTCCTTGATGAGGTCCATCGCTCCGCCTTGCACTGCGCTGTTGAACGCGCGGTGCGCCAGGTGCTGCGGGAGGTGCCGCCTCCGCTTGTACGGATTCCGCACGTAGCCGTTGAGGCGGCACGCGTCGCTCGCCGTGAAGCTCGTCCGCCGGATGCTGCTGAGCCTCTCGTGGTAGGTCGCGTAGATCTGCGCCGCTCGCTCCTCGCACAGTGTGCGGTAGCGCCACGGTCGAGCGCTGGGCAAGGTGACGCCGGCCTGGATCTCAGCTTCGACCGTCGCGCCGATGTCCTCCATGATGCGCCGGTCGCCGGCGAGCATCGCAGTCACCTTGGCCTTGCCGGCTCCGTACGCCATGGCGAAGTTGACGTTCTTGGCGGCGCGCCGCGAGATGCCGCACAGCTCCGCCACCCACTGGTGAAAGTCGGTGCGCGGGTCAGCTTGGTAGGCGGCGATCGCGGCGCGGTCCTTGCACAGGTGGACCAGCAAGCGGAACTCGACCTGCGACGCGTCGACGCTCAGCAGCGACCTGCCGGGGTCGGGGATCACCAGCGCCTTCGCTCTCGAGTTGAACTGCTGCGAGTTGGGGTCGCTGCTCGACGTGCGGCCGGTCTTGATCGTCTGGTTGTACGTGCTGTGTAGCTTGCCGCCCGCGTCGCGCTTCGCGAGGAACGGCCGGAGAAAGAGCGACAGGTAAGTGTTCTCGACGCTCCAGTCGCGCACAGCCTGCACCACTCGAGACGCGATCGGGTCGGTGACCACTTGAGGGAGACCCTCGTAGAGCCGCATCGCCTCCTTGTCGAAGGAGGGGTTGCCCTCATCCGTCCACCCGACGACCGGCAGACCGAGCTGCACACAGAACAGATCGTGCATCGCCTGCGGCGACTTGACCAGCTCGACGCCGGTCAGCTCGCGGATCTCATCGCCCAGCGCGAGGATGCGGCGCATCGTCAGCACCTGCTCGATCTTCGTGCGCGTCTCGTCGATGCGCGCGCCCTCCTGCTCGACGTCCCACAGCACCGGCGTGAGCAGCGTCTCCGTCTCCCACAGATCGGCCATCTCTGTCGGGCGGTGCGCGACCAGCCACTTGTGCAGCGCCCTGGCGCCGCGGACGTCTTCGCACGCATAGTCGCCGAGCAGGTCAGCCGGCACGCGGCCGTAGTCCTTCGACTTCAGCCCTTTGAGGTGGCTCTTGATGCGGTCCTCAGCGCGCATCGGGACCCCCACCCACTCGCGACACAGCGACTTGAGGCCGAATTCGTAGCGATCGGAGTTGATCGTCTTAGCCAGGTTCACCAGGTCGACGAGCCTGCAGTCGAAGATGTGGCCCTCCTTCGCCATGCCGTGCGCGTCGAACTTCACGTTGGCGTTGACCCACTCGACGCATCGCTTGACGCCTTCGCCGGCCCAGCGCATCACCGGCTCCGGATCGAGGTTCCACCGCTCGGCGCCCGGCCCGTGGTGCCTCACCGGCGCGTACCAGGCGTCCTCCCAGTCGTCGGCCGTGACGGCGACGCCGCACACTTGCGTGTCGCCGCGCCAGAAGCTCACGCCGTCTTCCTTGTCGTCGCCCGACGTAGTCTCGAGGTCGAGGTACAGAGTGCGGACCCCGGCGAGCGACGGCAGCTCGCCAGCGCTCTCCGCGATCAGCCCACTCTCCACTCGGACGGCCACGCTACTGAACTTCCTTTTGCTCTATGATGCGGAAGTCGCTGATGCTCGGCTCTAGTGGTTCGCCCAAGTACGCGCCGTCTTCGTAGAGGCGATCGAGCGCCTCTTGTAGCGACTCGCCTTCGTTCGCCAGCACCTCGATCTCTTCGCCGTCTTGCGCGTCGAATGTGAACGCTAGCTTGACGCGGTACTTCGCCATCAGTCTTTCTCCACCTCGAGCTCGACGCCGTCCGGCTTCGCCTCGATGCCCAGGCGGAGCAGCAGCTCGAGCGCGTCTGCCTCCGCGATCGTCATCATGATGGAGCCGCACGCCGCGCGGTGCATCGCATCCGGTCCGGAGTAGAACTTCACCGACGCGTGCTGTCGCCCCGGGTGGTGAGCTATCTTCAGCTTCAAGCTAACGCTGCGCACTGGCGGCTCCTCTACCTTCTAGGCTCAAAACTTCGAGGCCGGCGCGGCGGAGAATCTCCGCTCCTCGCGCGTCGTGGTATTCTCGGAGGTGCAGCACGGTGCGGAAGCGCCCCGACTCCGCGATCAGGTAGGCGCACGCCACGCACGGCGCGAGCGTGGTGAGCAGGATGTCGGGGCGCCAGCTCTGGTCTAGGGTGGTCAGCCTCATCAGCTGCATCACCAGCCTCGCCTCAGCGTGCTGGCACCCGCAGTTGCCCAGCTCCGCGGTGCACGAGATGTGCGTCGGGCCGTTGTGCGCCACGATGACCGCCTGCATCTCCGCGTCGGTGGCGAGGGCCGCCGCGCCCTTGCGCTTGCACCGTGTCGATCGCTCCGCGGCGAGGGTGGCGGAGACGATCTTGTCGCGCATGGCGGTCAAGGTCAGCTGGTCCACCGCGACCTCCACTCTGCCATGAGCAGCTCTTCCTCCGCCTGACCTGGCCACCCGTCGGTGACGTCGATCACTCGATCGCAGTACGGCGCACCTTGATTGTGCTGGGTCGACAGCGCCCTGAAGCAGTCGTTCGCCGCGAGGATGACGCCCTGCTCGTACATCTCCTGTTTCGTCGACTTCCTGAGCCGCTCCCGGAGCGAGTCGCGGTTGCTCGTCATCACCACCACCAGAGCGCCGCGCCACGCGAGGTACCGCTGCACGTGCCGCATCCCCTGCGCGTCCGGATAGCCGCCTCGCCCCAGCATCATCCCGTAGACGATCGCGCCGAGGTGATAGCGGTCCTGCACAACGGATCCCACGCCCTCGAAGTACCCGCTGACGTGGTCGAAGTCTGGCGGCGGTCTCGTCATGTGCCGATAGTGGGCGCGCCACTCCTGCTTCCCGAAGTGTCGTGCCATCAATTCTGCCAGCTTCTGCGCTAGCGTGGTCTTCCCGACATTGTCGGCGCCCTCGATGATGATCACGACTTGACTCTCTCCTTTCGTCTCTCTAGGACGAGCTCGGCGCGCTCGATGAGCAGCTGATCGAGCGGCCCGACCGGCTCAATGTCGTGCTCCATGCCGGTGAGCGCGACGCAGTGCGCCAGCCAGTCCGACCGGTTTCGCAGAGTCCCGTCGCACCGCTCTCGCCGGTTGCGCTGCGTCGCCTCGGCGATCACGAAGGACAGCACGTCGCAGCGAATGCTCTCCCAACCCCAGTCGCTCCACGGAGGCGGAGGCAGCGCGAACTCCAGAGACGGGAGGTTGGCGTCGCGCCTGTTGATGTCATTCACCGCCTCGCTCGCTCGAGCGCGGTGCTGGTCGTAGAGGTGCAGCGACCCAGCCTGGTGCTGGTACCAGCCAGGCTCCGCGCCGACCGCGGCCGCGATGAGCTGCTGGATCACCGTGAAGCAGAAGACGTCGTACGGCATCCCGAGCCAGACGTCGTTCGAGCGCATCGTGGCGACGAGGTTCAGCTCGCCGTCCCGGAGCAGGAACTGGAGGGCGAGAGTGCACGGCACGTCCCTGCACCCTCCCTGTCTGGCGGCGGCCAGGTCCCGCGCCTCCCAGGAGACGACGACCGCCTGCCTCGACGCGCGCTTCTCTCTGAGCACCCCGATGACGTGCTCAAGCTGCGCGTGCTCCGCCCACCGCCGACCGTACGCCCCGTAGGCGACGCCCTTGTCGTCGAGGAACCCTTCATACTGCGGGGCGTAGGCGCGGATCATCGCCCCGTCAGCGCTGCCGCTCAAGTACCACAGCAGCTCAGCCGCGGCGTAGATCGGAGACGCGAGTCGCACCTCATTCCACAGCACGTTCCTGCGCACGTTCGTCAAGCGCCCGACGAAGCCGAGCTGCTCGAGCGTCCCGCCCGCGCGGCTCTCCACTGCCGGACTGACGAACAGCAGTTGCAGTACGGCGTGCGACCACATCTCGTCGAGCGACCCGTACCTGGGAGCGTGGCTCACTGCGTCCCCCTCTGGTCGCCCGTCGCCAGGTCGATCGCCCGCAGCGCCTGCACCAGTCGCGTCAGCTGCGGCGGCTGATAGTCCGGGCCCTTAGCCGGCTTGTGGGTCCCGTCAGCCTCCTTTGTCATGTTGCTGCGGTGCACCTCGTCGAACGCGGCCTCGAGCGGCAGGCCGTACGCCACCGCCGTGCCGACCACAACGTAGGCCAGGTCCGCCAGCGCGTCGAGTACTAGAGCTTTGTCGCGCGCCAGCAGCGCTTCCGCCAGCTCGGCGCACTCCTCGACGATGAGGTTCAGCCTGGCCACGCGGAGGTCGTCGATGCCGACTCTAGGGATCGCGGCGCGCAGCCTGGCGGCGACGCTGGTCACCACATCGCTCCGGTCGCTCGGCGTCGCTCCGGTGTGCAGCTCTCGACCGACGGCGAAGCCGTGCTTCTCGTGGAAGGCGCGCACCATGCCGGTCATCGAGGCGCGCTCGTCAGGTCGCCGCTCCGCATCTCCGTATTTGGGGCGCATTAGCTGCAGCAAGTCGTCGTTGTCGGTCGTCATCTCAGAATTCTCCCACACTCTGTCCAGTAGCCGGCACGCCCTTGACCTCCATCTCCTTCAAGAGTCGGATGAACTCAGGTGTCTTCTGGTATCCCGCTGTGCGGCGCCTCACCATCGTGTGCTGCCTGACGAAGAACGCCACTAGCGCCCTCGCTGTGTCCGGGTCCACTTCACAGGAGTCAATGAAGTCTTGGTGCGTGAGCTCGTCGCGATAGAGCAGCATCTGTGTGAAGGCTCGCGGCCACCGCAAGGTGAGGATCTGGCGCCGCACCGCGTCAGGGTCGTCGATGCTCTCAACCTTCCGCTGCGACGCGGAGAAGTCGAGGTAGCCGAATGTCGGGTCGGAGTACACTCTGCGCACGAAGCCGGCGGCGTACTCTGCGTGGCACGACAGCACCGCGATTGAGTCGCCGTCGCGGGAAAACGTCCGCGCTGCGAGTGCCGCGGACAAGCGAGCCAGCTTCACCTTCGTCGTTCCGCGGTCTATCAAGGGCAGAGCCTCAGAGAAGTCGTCGCACAGCGCCGACGCTTCGCGCCTCAGAGTCGCCGTCGCGTCGTCGCCGAAGATCACCTGGTCTTCCTTGCGCGTCCAAGCCCACAGCACCAACCGCCGACAAAGCTCAGCTGTGTGTCGGTGCGCCGCCTGAGCGGTCTCACCCATCTCCTCGACCGTCACCTGGCCTGAGCCGACGATGATCGCTAGGTCGAAGCGCCTCACATCCTCGAGGCCGCCGATCAGCTCGAGGATCGCCTCGACGCCGAACGAGTGCGCGCCGATGGGCCGACTGCTTCGTGGATTTGAGATCCAGATGAGGCGCGTGCGAGCGTGCGCTCGCCGCCTCTCTATCTTCGGGATCTCTGCGATGCCGGAGCTGCGCATGTCGGTGAGCTTGGCCAGCACCTCGACGCTGGCACCCTTGACTTCCTCGAGGCCCACGAGCCGCCGGTCGTGCGTGGGGATGAGGCCCCACGACACGAACCACCTCGTCCCGATCTGCTGCAGACCGCCGAGCAGGCCGGCCACCGTCGCGTTCTTGCAGTCGACTCGCTCGCCAAGCCCGTAGTGCTCCTGCAGCCGGAGGAACGTCTCGCTCTTCCCCTGCGACGAGTCGCCGATGACCAGCACGTTGAGCCAGCCGTTGCACCGCCGGCCTTCTAGTCTGAACATCAGCGGCGAGTGCCACGCCAGGTCCATCGCGAGGTGCATCTCCGGCCGTCGCACGATGCCTGTGACGTTGGCGGCGAAGTCGCGATACAGCTGCCGCAGCTTCTCCCTGACGCCCTCGACGGTCCACTCCTCCGGCTTGAAGATCTCGAGCGACGCCAGCTCGGCGTCGGTGGGGGCGAACGACTCTAGGTTGTCCGCAGTCTCGCCGACGGCGTCCACAATCAGGGTAGCTTGCTGCGTCTTCGGGTGCGGGTGCAGTCGCCCTTCCGCCGCGTACGGCACGTTGAGATCCACGCGCGCTCCGACGACGAACGCAGGCTGCAGCACATTGTGCGTGCCGACTCCGGTGCCCACCTCGAGCTGCGGAGCCAGCCTGACGTCGACCACCTCGTGGTGCGCCATCACGTCGAACTCGACGACCTTGCAGACTGGAATGCCGAGCGCCTCACGAAGTGCGTGGCGCTGGTGCTCGTTGGCGGCGTTCACCATCTCGAGGATTCCGACTGAGGTGCTAGCCACGTGCATCGTGACGAACCCTCCCTCGTCCTGGTCCAGCGCCGGCACGGCGCACTCGTGACACAGCGGCTGGTCGCGCGTGCACGCCACCTTGACGGTCTTCGGCACGAGGTACGGCGTGGTGTCCATCGCCGTCACCGTGGTCTCGAACGCGAGCCGCCACCCCACATTCTGCGGTCGCGTCGCGGAGGCCAGCGTCACTCGCCGCACCCCGCGGTCGTCCGGCGCCTCTCTCGAGGGCGGTCGCCACGGCTTCGCCGACTCCATCAGTCGGAGCAAGTCGCCGGCGTCCGCACCTTCGGAGCCGACGTAGTCGTTGACGTCGCCCTTGGGGTAGCGCTCGCGGTCCAGCGGCAGCTCGACCAGCTTCACCTCGGCGGCGTGAGAAGCCAAGTGCCTGGCCACCGTCGCAGCCGCGGCTCGACCGGCGGCGTCCACGTCCATGCAGACCCAGACGCGCTTGCCGGCGAACATTCTGTTCCAGGTCGGGTCCCACCGCCCCTCCCCCGCCGTCGCGCACACCGCGCCGACTCCGTGCTGCCTCAGCAGCGAGCCGACCACCAGCGACTTCATCTCGCCGCCGCACACCCAAACCATCTCGCGGTCGCGCAGGTCCTCCGGCCGGTACAGCCTGATGTCGCCGTAGCCGCGGGAGTTCCGCATCTTGTCGGCGGTCGGCGCGCCCGGCAAGTAGCGCCTGACGTTGACGCACCGGCCTTGCAGGTCGTACACCGGGATGCAGATGCGCCCCTCGGCGTACCCTAGTCGAGCGTGCCGGATCATCTCGTCCGTCACGCCGCGCTCGCGCAGCGCAGTGAGAAGCGGTCCCGCGTCCCAGACCGCTGCGTGCAGCTTCTCGATGCGGTCGGGATTGATCTGCCGGACGCCCTCCAGTGAGTAGCGCTTCGACAGCTCGGCCAGCATCGTGGCTCGCTCCACGCCCGCGAAGAGCGCGAGCAGCGTCACGACGTCTCCCTTCGCCTTGCACGCGTGGCAGGTCCACACGTTCTTGGCGACGTTCAGAGAGCAGCTGGGCTGCGCATCTTCGTGTGCCGGACACCTTAGTCGGATCTCATTCTCGCCAGACGGCTCGAACTTCACCCCGAGCCTCTCCAGCTCGGCGATGGCGCTCACCGCCTCCAAGTCGGTCCTGGCTCGGGGCAACCCGGGCCTCCTTCATCGCTCGCCGTCGAATCGGGTAAGTCAAAAAGTGCTCGTCTCTCCGAGCCGCCAAGCCTGGATCTTTCGAAGCCTGCGCCCTTCGACCCCCACCCCTCAACATTGAGAAGAGGACGATTGCGACTTCGCTACCCCGGCTTTCGGATCGAGGCTTCTGCTAGCGCTTCTCGCCTTTCAGATCCCACCCGATCGCGTTCAGCACGCGAATCAGAGTGGCCGCCATCGGTGAGTAGGCGTAGTCGCCGGCTTCAATCTTGACGATGCTCGGCAGGGATACGGGTCTGGGGAACAGCCGCGTCACCGTCGAGTCCGACAGCTTCTGCTGCGACCAGCCGCGGCTCTTGCGCTCCGTTCGAATCAGCGCACCTGCGTCCGCCCACCCGCCCCTTGTGGGGCGGATGAGAATCGTGTGTCCGCTGCCTCGGTGCGTCATTGCTATGACGGGGCAGTCTCTTAGCTTATTAGTGCTAGTTGTGGCGCCCACGACTAGAAGTCCGTCTTTACTTCGCCGTCCTCGCCTTCGCCCTCGTCGGCGGTGGTGAGGATCTTCTCAGCGTACTGCTTGCGCAGTAGCTGGTGCTCGGCTCGGAACTTCTCCGACTCCTCTTCGCGGATCCACGGAGAGGAGCCGTCCGTCGGTGCGGAGAAGCCGAAGCGCGACCACGATCCCTCCGCGTTGGCAGTCTCCTCGCCCCACAGCTCCCACACAGTGGACCAGCACGGGGCGATGACGCGCTCGCCCTCGCTGTTGGGCACCTTCCGAGTGGCCATCGCCGAGATGAGAGACGCGCCCTGGAAGTGGTTGCCTTTGGCGAACGAGACGACGCACGGTTCGCCGTGCAGTTCGGGGTGATCGTAGAGGATTCCCGCGAAGCGCAGGTACTCGACGTGGCTCATCTTGAACGACGGCTGACCGGTCTGCGGGTCGGCGGGCCCGTACGCCTCGACTCGCCGCCGCTCATCCTTCGCTTTGCGAGCGAGGTCGCTGTTTTCGTCGTAGGTGCGCTCGGTGACTCGACGGCCGCCGCCCTTGTCTTTGCGATCGCGCCACGACAAATATTCGGGGAAGAAGAAGAACGGCACGAACTTGAACCGCTCTTCGGCCTTCGCCACTAGGATGTTGCTGGGCACCATGATGACGCTCGCGACGCCGTGCGCCCGCAGCGCGTCCTTGAGCACTTCCTCACCGTCGTCCAGCGGGTGCAGCCTCGGCAGGATGCGGTGCTGAATCAGCTTCTCGGTCGACGTGTCGCCGTCGAGGTACGGCGTGAGGAACGTCGGCGCCGCCACTCGCTGCACGGCGGTCTCCGTTCGCGGACTCGCTGCTTTGTTGGGGGTCATCTCTTGGGTTCTCTCTTTTTCCGGTAAGTGACTTTGTTGGTTGGCACAGTCTGCAGGACGTCTCGCGGAGCCGCCTTCCCTTCGGCGGCCATCTCCGTGAGCAGCTCGTTCATGCGGTTGTAGTTCACTTCGACGGCGCCGGCCCTGGCGAACGTCTCGCTCACCCCGAGCCAGGCCATCAGCTTCGCATGCTCATCGGTGCCGCGCGTCGGCGGCAGGTAGCGCACCCCGACGTCAGGCGTCGCGGTGCACAGTCGCCCCTTGATCGCGACATCCGAGCTGCCGGCCGCGGCGCGGCGCGCGGCTTTGGCGCACAGCACGCTGCCGATGAGCTCCGCTCTCGCCTTGGCTTCCTTGCGAAAGTCCTCACCGGTGAGCTGCGCGATCTCGCGACACAGGTAGCCCACGTCGGCGAGCTCCGGGTCGCTGAGCTGCGACAGCTCCATCGCGCCCTTGAGCCGGTACGCCCACGAGACGAACGCTTCGTGCATCCCCTGCGCTCGCTCGAGGAGCGTCGCCGCCTCGTCTACGAGTGCGTGCTGCTTGACTTGCTCCGTCACGTCGCGACTCTCTCTGCCCTCTCGGCGGTCTTGATGACGATGATAGGTCGGTCGCCGACGAACTCCACTCTGTGCGGCGCGACTTCGCGCTGCGGCCAGTGAGCGCGGTGCAGTCGCGCCAGTTGCTCCTCGATGAGGGCAGCGAGCGCGCGCGTCGGGAATCTGGCCGGAGCCGCGACGGCGTACTCCACCCAGTCGTCGCGAGTGTCGATGAGGTGCGCCAGCGCCTGCAGGAAGAGGTCGCGAGCCGCGGCCTGCGCGCACGCGGCGACTCGGGTCAGGGCCGGCTCTCCCGGTCTGGCCTCCTGATCAGGCCCCTCCTGGGGGGACCCTGCTGAGGGCCCTGCCAGGGGCACTTCCTGACCGTCGACAGCTGAGAGTGACTGGGTGCCTCGGTCGGGCTGAGGACAGGGTCCCTGGGGTCCCACTAGCCCACCGGTCTGGAACCCTCGATTCGCGTCCAAGACCAATCTCACTAGGTCCATCTGCGCGAGGTGGCGGCCGTCATAGCCGCCATTCGTCAGCGGACAACTCTCGGTGATCCGTCGTCGAACGGCCTCGCAGCTGCTGCACACGTAGCCTTCTATCACGCCTCGCTCCTCGCGCCGACGCGGCGCAGCACTCGCTCCTGGTAGCCTGACCGCGCGTCGTACAGCAGCGCGCGCACCTCCGAGAACAGCTGCAGCGCGACGGCGACGAAGAGCGCGACGTCGATGGCTTTGCCGGTCATCGCGATGTGATCCGACTCAGGGTCGAAGCCGGCGAGCTCGTCGGCGAAGTGCGCCATCAGCTCGTCCGTCGCGAACGCCGACGGCGCGTCCTCCGCGGCGTACACAACGTCGCCGAAGCGGCGCACGTCCGCCAGGTCGAATCGCGCGTGGCGCGAGGTGGGTGCGAACACTCTGCTCACGCGACTCTCGACCCGCCTCTCTGCCCGAGGACGCTGGCGAGGATCTCGCGCACGTTGGTGACCAGCTGCGCCATCGTGATCTTCTTCTGGACGCGGTCCCGGATGTCCTCGTCGATGGTGCCCACGATGATGTAGTCGCGAACGGTGAGAGGCCGGCGCGTCCCTCGACGGTGCGCTCGGTCGACGGCCTGCTCGCGGAGGATGGAGCTCCAATTCTGCGAGAGGAAGCCCATCAGCGTCACGCTTGTGACCTGCTTCGGCTCTGCCTCCCACCAGTCGTAGCCGATGAGGTTCAGCCCCTCTGCTGCCGTCATCGGGTTCCCGACGAAGACTCGCACCGCGGGGTCGCCGTTGAACGCCTGCTCCGACGGGTCGCGGTCCTTCTGCTTCGTCCCGCCGTAGTACGTCACGTGCTGGACTCCGCGCGCCGTCAGCCGAGCCGACAGCGCCTTGATCTCCGGCACGTGCACGCACCACGCGATGGCCTTCTCGTCCGGGTCCAGCTCTTCGACGTCATCGATGAACGCCTCGATCTTAGGGCTGAGCTGCGAGATGGGCTCGACTCGCCGAGCGCGAAGCTGCTCGCCGGAGTCCGGGTCGCAGACCGGGTCCCAGGTCATGATGTTGCTCGTGACCTGCGACAGGCGGAGCAGCTTGGTGAGAATGTGCTCGACCGTCATCCGGTCGACGCTCCCCGACATCGCGTCCTCGAGCTCGATGGACAGCTGGTTCGCCACCCGCGCGTACGTGTCAGCCTGCGCGGGCGTCATCTCGACCTCGCTGACGTCGAACACCTTGTCCGGCAGCTTCAGCCCCGCCTCATCCTTGGTCACCGCGTAGGTCAGGCGCGCCAGCCGCTCCTGGAGCAGCGGCACGTTCTTGACGGCGAGCAGCTTGCTCACTCCCGAGTGCTGGCCGCCTTGGTCCTCCCAGACGCCGTGAAACTCTCGGAAGTGCTTGAACGACATGAAGCCGCTCATCCCCTTCCCGAGGAACTCCAGCTGCGACCACAGGTCCATCGGCGAGTTCCCGATAGGCGTGCCGGTGAGGATCAGGCGCTGCCGGCCCTGAAGCCGCATCATCGCCTCCCACCGCTTCGTCCCGTGCCACTTGAATTTGTGGCTCTCGTCGGCGATGATGATGTCCCACCGCACCTTCTCGAACGCCTCGATGGACGGCACGAGGGAGTCGTAGCCCACGATGACGAAGCTGAAGGCGCAGTCGTCTTCGGACTCCACGCCCTCGATGAGGCTCTTGACGCGATCGACGGCGCTGCCGCGCACCACGACCACTTTGCCGGGCACCGTCGCGAAGCGGTGCACCTCACGCTGCCAGTTGGCGCGCACCTGCGGAGGGCACACCACGAGAGCGCGGTACATCCCGCCCTTGTGGACTGGGTCGGCGGCTCGCTGCGTCGCCTCGAGGCACGCGCGAGCGATCCCCACCGCCGTCTTACCGGTGCCTCGGTCCATCAGCAGGCCGAGCGCCTCCTGGTTGAGGCCGGCCTGCACCCCGACGCGCTGGTAGTCGGCGAGCGGTCGCTCCGGGTGGTCCACCCAACCGGCCGGCGGCTCGGGCGCGACGCCAGTCAACTTGAACGCCGCCACCATCTCGGCTCGCGCGTTTTGCAGACAGAATCGCTTCAGGAGGAACTCATAGAGGTTCACCCCGTCCTGCGCCTTCCAGTGCTCGTTTCCCTTGAAGTGGATGCGATCAAAGGGCCAGCAGTGGTGGATGAGGAGCGCTGTGAAGTCGGTGCCGGCGCACGTCCACCGATTCTGCGCCTCCTCGCTGCGCCCCTTGGTGCCGTGCCACACGCGTTCCGGCACGCGCTCGAAGAACGAGCCGGCCGCGAATGACGGGCCCGGCCACCGCTGCTCGACCAGCTCGCCGGCTTCGTTGCGCGCCATCGCTCGGAGGTCGCACACGAAGCGCGTCCCCTCCTTGTCCAGACTGATGATGAGGTGGTCGTTCGGCCCCAGCTCCGGCGGCGCGAACGCGGTGCGCGTCGAGTCGCTTAGCGGCTTGAGGACGAGGCTCTTGAGGTCGCTCACTTGCGCGCCTCCTTCGCCTCACGTCGCCAGCGAGCCCGGTGAACGTAGAGCTGGCGCTTCGCCTCGATCGTGGCCTGATTCACGCGATCCAACCAGTGAAGAGTCGCGTTCCTCTGGCCGCCGTGCAGCTCGTCGTGGAACGCGTCGGTGAAGCCGTCCACCGCGGCCCGCACTGTGTGCAGCGCCTCATTGAGAGCGGCAGCGTGCAAGCGCTCGTCGAGCCCGCTCACGACACCCACCCGAAGTAGAGTCCGACGAGGAAGGCGATCTCACCCGCAACGAGGCCGAGGCAGGTGAAGACGAACTGCTGAAAGCGACTCACGATAGACCTCGACGGACAGCGATGCGCCGCTTCTCCACGCGGTAGCCGGCAACGGCGGCGCCCCGGTCAAGCCACTCAGCCGGGTGAACGACGCCGTCGATCGACACCATCCACGCTTGGGATCCGGGCTCGTCGCCGCGCAGAGTGAAGACGTCTCCGCCCTCCGCTCGAATGCGCGCTACTTGCGCGTCCAGCGACGCCTCGCAGCTCACGCGATCACCTCGAGGAAGCGCTCCCACTCGGCCGGCTCCCAGTCGCCTTGCTCATCGCCCGTCGCGACGCAGAAGTCGTCGGAGGAGTCGTGCCACTGCACGCAGTTGTCCCACTCCTCGGCGCCGTCGAGCGGCTCGTCAAGGCGGACGGAGATGAAGCGGTGCCCGTGCTCGACGTGCGCGGCGACGACCGTGCCGACCAAGCCGGCCGGCGCCAGAAAGTGCGGGAAGCGATCTGCCGCGACGCGGAGGCGCACGCGCGCTCCGATCGCGGGGAGCTTCGTGAGATCGGTTGAAGCGCTCACCGTGCCGACTCCGGCCGGAAGCGCGTCTCGGACATGCGGGCCACTTCGGCCTCGCGGCACCACACTTCGAGGCGGCGCCACATCTCTCTGACGATCGGGTGACTCTGGGCTGCGCTCATTGCTGTTCCTTTCCTGTGAGCTGAAGCTGAAAGTTAGTTTCTGCGGACACCCAACTATACCACGCTCCCGGATCGAAGCCAGGAGAATCCGGGAAAGATGGCGCGCGCAAGTCCTTTTGTCGCAGGCACTTGCGCGCGCCGAACAGGCGGCTCGAGCCGCCTAGCCGGGCATCGTCCCCTTGCCAGGAGTGCCGGGCGTCTCGGTGTAGATGATCGGCTTCACTGAGCCGTCGCCCCGCCTGAGGTCTTGGCCCCAGTCTTCTCTCCGGTCAGCGGCGGGAAGACCCGCCCGAGCGCGTTCACCGCCAGCAGGTGCCGGTCGGCCTGCTCTGTCAGCGACTCCCCCTCGATCGGCGGAGTGCTGACGCTGTGGGTCAGAGGTGGAGGGCTCGAGTTCCAGCTTGTCGTCATCGTCGACCCGCCGGCCTCCGACTCGTACTGGCCGGCCATCGAAGCGCCGCCGAGTGAGTTCATCCCGGGGTCGTTGAGCAGCGCGTTGACTGCCGCCCGGTGGGCCCAGGCTTGATTGCCGGTCGACTCGTTGACCAGCTTCGGAGTCGTGACCGTCACCGTGCCCATCGACGTCTCCCAGCTCGTCGACATCACCGGGGCGTTGGGGTCGATCGCCGCCGACGCGGCGTAGTACGTCCCCCAGGGCAGGTCGACTCCCTGCCTGGGCGCGTCGATCACAGAGTCCGGGATGCCGTCAGCAAGCGAGCCGTAGAAGGGGAGGGTTCCGGGACCGCCACCTTGCGGCAGCGCCGGGAGGGCCATGGCGACGAGCGCCAGGCCCGACAAGACGAGAGAGCGATTCATGGTCAGATACTCCAAAAAGGGTTTCAGGGGCTCCTCGATCTTCTTGAATGCCGGAACGGCCTCCTATTCAGTGTCCGTTCCGGAGACGATGTCTATGGCGTTGCGCAGGGAGTCGACCTGGTGCTTCGTCACGACCGCTGTGATACCTAGGTGGTCGCTCGTGCGAGTCGCCCGGCCATCGACTTGACGCCGCCTTCTCGTCGGCGACGCAGCTCAGCACGAACGCCGCCGCCGACGAGAGCACCCACACAGCCCCAGATCAATACGCTCTTCACCTCAGACCCTCCGTTAGGATCATCTCCGCCGCCTCGTGCGTGGTGTGAAGCCGCTCGATCTCCTCACGCTGCGCGGCGAGCAGCTCGGCGAAGTCGTCGG